ATATATACTTTATAACAATTTATTATATTAATACATTTTAATTAAGTTAATTAATTTTGATAATAGTTATAATTATTTATTATTTTATTTATTTTAATAAAACATAAGGGGAACACTAATTTCATAAGACAATAACAAAAGAATAAGAACAATAAAAAGAAAGAAGAAAGAAACACTAAACTACCAAAAAGAGAGAGAAGAAAAAAAAGGGCGCACATTAAATATCATACATAACATATAATAGCTTACCATTAAAACTTTAAGATAGTAAGTACCCTATAGTAAACATGAGATGTTTGCAAATGCATTAGAGACACACGGTTAAAGAGTAGTTTGTAAGATATATATTTTATTAAGAAGACTATAAGTTTTAAATCTAGGTATGTCTGGATAATTTCTGTGTATATCTGAGGTATATCTCTAGCATGTCTAGGTGTGATTTAGGGTTAATCTGTGACAGTTTTAGTGGTTTGGAGTAGATTTTACTGTACGTGTAGGTGTAATGTGTAGGTGTGTCCCTGTGTAGCATGCAGGCAGGTATCGGGCAGGCAGGTATCGTGCAGGCAGGCAGGTACTCAGGTAGGACATTGAAAAAATATTTTAAAAAAAAGTATAAATAATTTTTTTATATATCAAAAGTTAGTATATTAGCTCTATCAAATAACCATTAAATTAAAAAAACCATGAAAAAACTAAATCTAACGCAAAAAAAAGAAATGTTAGCAAAATTTTTTAAACTCTCAGTATTATTAGGTTACTCATTAGAGCCTTTTATGGGGTGGAGCTTAAGTAAATACAATTGGGATATAGTTGAAAAAAGAATAAAGTTTTTAAATGAAGCGTATGATAATCCAGAAAATAGATACTACGCTTAATTAAAAATGATTAACTTAATTAAAAATGATTAAGTTAATTAAAACAAATTAAATAAAAAAAATATAAAATGAAAAGAGAAATTACAATAAAAGAACTTGTTGATTACTTAGATAAGAAAAGCTCAGAAATAGAAGGCGAATCTATTTTAGCTCAAGTAGATAGAATTGAAACTTCATCTAATTATACTACATCAGAAATCTTAAATAAGATGTACGATATGGGATATAATAGAGGAAGAATTATTGGAAAAAGAGATGCTTTACTAGATTTTGCTACTTTCTTAAATTTTACAGAATAACTATTTTATAAAAACCATAAAAATTAAAAAAACATGGCACACGAATTAAATTTCAATCAATTAAACAAAACTTGGTCTTTTGCTAGTAATGCACAAAAAGCATGGCATGATTTAGGACAAGTAGTAGATGGAGCAATGACAGCTGAAGAAGCTATTAAACTTGCAAACTTAGATTACACGGTAGAAAAAGCTGATGTTTTCATGAAAACGCAAGATAATACAAATGTTCAAGTAGATGGTTATTATTCTACATACAGAACTGACACAAACCAATATCTTGGTATGGTCAGAAGTAGATATGAAGTAGTTCAAAATAAAGACGCTTTTAGTTTCTTTGATTCTATCATAGATTCAGGAGAGGCAATTTTTGAAACTGCTGGAGCTTTAGGAAATGGTGAAAGAATTTTCCTTAGCGCAAAACTTCCAGATGATTTTGTAATTGGAACTGAGAAAATTGAAAAGTATATTATGCTTACTAATTCGCATAATGGTACATCATCTGTTGTTGCAGGTTTAACAAATATAAGAGTAGTATGTAATAATACTTTACAAGCTGCATTAAATGGTCTTGAAAATAAAGTTTCAATAAGTCATATCATTGGTGCTAAAGATAAAATCAAAGAAGCTTATAAAGTTATGGGAATTGCAAGTAAGTACAACTTGCAAGTTGAACAAATGTTTAATCAAATGCTAGATGTTAAAATGTCTGAAGGTGATTTAGCTACTTACTTTACAAAAGTTTTAAAACCAGATTATATCTCAATTGATGGTTTAACTCAAAAAGAAATGTCAACTAGATTACAAAATGCTGTTGATATGACATTAGACTTTGCTTATAATCATCCAACTCAAAAGACTGTAGAAACTACAGGAACTTTATGGGGAGCTTATAATGCAATCTCAGGAGTATATAACTATGGTAAAAACTATAAGAACTCTGAAGATAAGTTTAACCAACATTTCTTTGGAACTGCTAATAAGAAGATGCTAAAGTCTTTTGATGAAGCAATATTATTAATTAATTAAAAATGATTAACTTAATTAAAAATGATTATATTAATTAAAAATGATTAAGTTAATTAAAATTAATTATATTTGTAATATGGTACATGAAGCCGATAACTTAGACAATAATGATAAAGACGTCTCTTGTAGAAAAGTCGCCTCTACTGTTTTATCCGCTTTCATGTACCTTTACTATTAAAATCAATAAAATATGGATAATAAAAATAATAACAACTCTATACCAAAACAACTTAAAGAAGTTGAAATAACTAGATTAGAAGTGATTAATCATGCCAAAAATGATAAGCCAATAGGAAGGATATTAACTCTTTATAAAGAATTAGGTGACTTTAATTCTATAGAATTATCATTTCAAGATGGAAAAAGAACGTTAAAGATATTTTTAAACTCATAAAATAATATATGCCAGATATAACAATGTGTTTTGGACAAGTGGGTGATATTATTTGCCCACATAAAGATAAGTGCTACAGATACACGGCAAAACGGAATAAGTACCGTCAAAGTTTTTTTATAGAACTACCAATAAAAGATAGTAAGTGTGATTATTATTGGGGTGATAATGCTGAAAATATTTGGAATCAATTAAAAGATAAGAAAGGCTAAAAACAAATAATATGAAAGAATATGTACCGTTTGAACAAGCATTAGAAATGAAAGAATTAGGTTTTAACGAAGATGCTTTTGGGTATTTAGCATTAGAAGGTACTTCAGTTCAACTTCCATTATACCAACAAGCCTTTCGCTTTTTTAGAGAGAAGTATAATTTACATTCTCATATAGAATATAGTAAAGGTTTTTATGAATATTGGATTTTGTTAGATGCGGTAGGGCATGATACTTACGAAGAAGCAGAACTTGCTTGTATTAAAAAATTAATTGAAATAGTTAAAAACAAATAACCTATGAAAACAGCAATGCAAGAATTAATTGAATTTTATAAAAATAATAATTCATTTTATAGTTATACTAAAGATGATATAATTAAAGTATTACAATTATTCCTTGAAAAAGAAAAAGAACAGCTAATAGATGCTTATAATGATGGTCATTATATAAAAGATGAATTTTTTAATCCTGAAGAATATTACAACGAAACTTATAATGAAAACAAATAAACTATGAAAACATACATTTGGGCTGATACAGCCTATGTTTCGCAAGATTTCTTTGTTGTCTCAGCAGATAACATAATTATGGCTAGATTAAAACTAATTCATGAAATCGAAGAGCTTGAAAAAGCTTTTATGGAACAAGCAGCTAGAGAAGACCAAGCTAGTTATAGAACTTTAATGAGAAGTAAGTTTAAAGGTTGGATTATGTATATCAATCAACAAGACCCACAAATACTTGAAGAAGGAACTGCTGGTATTTATAACCATGCAAATTAATATTATGAAAAAACTTATTTTATTCGTATTAATTATTCTTTTATTATCAAGTTGTAGCACAATCAATGAACTATTAGTTTACAACTCTTTATATAATAAACCTTTTTATAGGACTCGTTATCATTATTATCAACCACAACCATTAAATTATTATCGTCATGGACAAAGACAAAAAACAAACCATTTTAGAAATCGCTAATGAAATTGTGTTTACTAGGTCAGAAGAAAAAGAAAGAATGTATGGACCATTTGAAGAAGGTATGGCAAAGGCAGCAAGAATTGCTTCTGAAATATCTAGAAAAGAATTTACTACTCAAGATATGTATCACTGTATGATTGCATTAAAACTTTCAAGACAAGCATACAATCATAAAGAAGATAACTTATTAGATGCAATTTCTTACATGGCATCATTAAATACAATAAACTCAAAATAATGGCAAAAACTGCAATGCAAGAAGTAAGAGAAAAACTTACTAAACATTTTGAAAACTTTAGATTTGATAAAACACATCATTTAAAGTTTGGAGATATTAAGCTAACTATATGGGAGCAAGAAGAAATAATCAATATGTTAGATTTAGAAATAGAAAAAGAACAAATTAAAAAAGATTGGGCTGAAGGATATTTTACTAATGAAAATAATGTAAATGAGTCTTCAGAAGATTATTACAATAAAACTTACAAATAACCATCAAAATTAAAAAACATGAAAGTAGCTATTATTTTAGGAAGAGGTATTGAAGGATGTGGTGTAACTCGATACGCTCTTGAAGAACAAAAGTGGTATAAAAACAATTCAATTGAATGTACTATTTATGCTTCTTGTGATAAAAAATGGGGTAGAAAAGATGCTCAAGAAAATGACATTATTGAATTTACAAATTCAGAAATAAAAGCATTATCTCAAAAACTTAACACAGAGTATGATATTGTATACTATCAATCTCTACCTTCAAAGAAAGGACATAGTGAAGAGTACCAAAAACTTTTCTATGATTATCTTATATGTGAAGTATACAAACCAATTAAACTTAGCCATCAAAATGACCATAAATTACAGTCTCTTTCTAGAAACTACAACATTTGGGAAATAATGTCTCACATGGATGGAAGCTTTACACATTCACTATCAAGCCCTTTTGCTAAAAAAATGAAAGAACTTAATCCACATGTTCCAATTATGAAAATGGGGTTAGGCTTTGATTTTAAATCTTTAAGAAAATACTGGAAACCAATTGATGAGCAAAAAAGAAGAGTAAGTTATTTTGGAAGATTTGCTGGCTTCAAAGACCCAAAAAGAATAATTGAAATGCAGCCACTTTTAAGTCAAGTAAATATACTATCTGAACTTCGAGGTATTGAACGCTCCATAGGCTCCTTAGACTTGTTCTATGATGATTTAACTGATAGAGATAACTCATACAAAAAGAATATTTATGAAGTAAAAAATAATGAGACTATTGAACAAACTTTTGAAAAAGCTTACATATATGGACCATACAATAGACTTGAAGGAATACAAGAACTTTCATCAAGTATGTTTGGAGCTGATTTCTATAACTTAGACGCTACAGCTTATGGTGATAATATGGAATTTGCAATGTGTGAAATAATAGCATCAGGAAGTATTGCTTTATTTGATTCTCATTGGGCTGAAAATTGTAAGCATAGAAACGGTAATAAGTTTTCAGATATTAAAGACTTTGCAATATACTCAGATAAAAATAATTTTGAAGCAACAATTGATGAAATGTTTGAATTAGCTAATAATCATGAATTAAGAGAAAAAAGAAGAACAAGTCAATTTGAAATAGCTTCATCACATTGTGATAATAATATAGTTTATAAAGAAATGCATGAAAAAGCGATAAACTGTAAAAAAACTCAAAAAGTACAATCAACTCTTTTCTAATAACAATTTCCTTAACAAAAAAAATCAAAAAAAATGGAAAATCAAATCAAGGTTGGAGACAAAGTTCAATTTACTACATGGGTTGGTAAAGTTGAAACAACAGGAACTGTAACATCAGTATTTACTTCTAAAGACAATAAAGAGTATTGTCGAATTAAAGTTGATGGTAAATCATTTCTTAAACAATCAAAATCTGTTAAACATGTATCTTAAAAACATTTTAGCTTCTAAAAGTGATAAAAAAGTAACCATAACTAATGGGGAAATGAGAAAACTCATTGGAGCAAAATATTCAAAAGATGAAGTCACAGTTTATTATGGTGGAATTAGTCCCATTACTTTCAAAAGTACTAGAGGAGGAGCAACATGGTATGCAAAACAATTATTACCAAATTATTGTGAAATGCCACAAGTTGGTCAACCTGTTTATTATGAAATAACAAGAAATTCAATGGATTCTAAAATTGGTAAATCTTCCGCTAAAAAACTTAAAATGAAACAAGTTTCTTTTGAAGAATTTTTAATTGACAAAAACAAACTAGTGTCTACAGATAAATTCTCATTAATTAGAGATTGGGCAAGACAAAGAGGTTTATATGATAAAGGCGATGTTAAAACTCAATTTTTAAAACTTCAAGAAGAAACTGGAGAACTAGCAAAAGCTATTTTAAAAGATGATACAAAAGAAATCATTGATGCAATTGGAGATATTATAGTTGTATTAACAAACTTAACAGAACTTACTGGAATTAAAATTGAAAGTAAAACTGATATAAGAGATTTTAAACAATTAACAATTGAAGATTGTATTGACTCTGCGTATAATGTAATAAAAAATAGAACTGGTAGTATGAAAAACGGAACATTTGTAAAAAATGAAAGATAGAAATAAATTCTTCATGTCAATAGCAAAAGAAGTTTCAAATGCTTCATATTGCAAACGAGCTAAAGTTGGAGCAATTTTAGTTAAAGATGATAATATTATATCATTTGGCTACAATGGAACTCCATCAGGCTTTGAAAATGTTTGTGAATGTAAAAATGAAAATATAACTAGAAAAGAAGTTCTTCATGCAGAATCTAATGCTATTACCAAATGTTCAAAATCTTGCTACTCTAGTTTAAATTCTACTTTATATATTACTTTAAGCCCATGCTTTGAATGTAGTAAATTAATTATTCAAGCAGGTATTAAAGAAGTAATTTATTTAGAAGAGTATAGACATACAGAAGGAATTGATTTACTAAAACAAGCAAATATACATGTTTACAAAATGCTATAATAACGCTCAAGAAGCGTTTGAAGATTTATATCTTATTATTAATAAAGAAGGATATTACACTGCTGGCACAAAAGCTTTACATAATGTAGGTATACAAATTTTAAATCCATTGGATAATGAAATTAAAACTTCATGGAGAAAATGGAAGAAAAGTTACGCCGATTATGAATGGTCTTGGTATTTATCTAAAACACCTAATGCTGAAGAAATAAGTAAAAAAGCAAGTATTTGGAAAAGTTTGATGGATGAAAATGGAAATGTAAATTCTAATTATGGGTATCAATGGTCAAGAGCTAATCAATTAACTAGAGTTATTGAGATGCTTAAACTTATGCCAACAACTAGAAAAGCTAGTATATCTATCTATGATGGCAAAGAAATGGATAATTATAGCCTAGACACTCCATGCACTTATGCAATAAACTTTTATATTGATTATGATAAAAAACTTTCAATGCAAGTTATGATGAGAAGTAATGATTTAGTATTTGGATTTTGTAATGACCAGTATTGCTTTAGTAAATTACAAGAATATGTAGCAAATGAATTAAAAATAGAAATAGGAACATATTTTCATTTTGCATGTAATATGCATATTTACGAAAGACATTATAATATGATGTCATAAATTTATTTATATTACATACTATTATCAAAATTGATTAATTTAATTAAAATTAATTAAGTTAATTAAAATTGATTAATTTAATCAAAACAAATTAATAACCATGAATAGAACAGAATTAAATTCTTATCAAATTCTAGATATTGAAAATGAAACTTTAAGAGAACAATTAGTAAAATTACAGCAAAGAAATAAATCTTATATATTGACTATAAAGTTCTTACAAGGTGAAATAGTAGGTAAAAATATAAATACATCTCATCCTTATTATGAAACTTATTTAGAAGTATGTAAAAGATTAAATACATAAACATGAAAAAAATAGATAAAAATTATCAAAGAAGCAAAATTGGTGTATTAATGGATGAAAGAAACTTAACTTTAAAAGAATTTGCAGAATTGATATATCAAAAAACAGGTTATTTTATTGCTATAACAAATCTTTCAAGCTATTGCACTGGCCTAAGACCATTAAAAAAAATAGAAATAATAAAAGTATTTGCTGATACTTTAGAAATACCAATTACAGAACTTTTATGAGTCATAACATTATCATATTTAAAATAATCAATTATATTAATTATATAACTGGAAGTAATTATAATACACAAAGTTTTATAAATAATGAAGACATATGTAAACTAATTAAAAAAGGTTATTCATATGATGACTTTAAAAAAGTAATAGATAAAAAATGGAGTCAATGGAAAGGAAGTAAATTTGAACAATATGTTCGACCTTCTACATTATTTAGTAAAAAATTTGAAACTTACTTAAATGAACAATCAAATAGTCAAGCAAAAATCACAAAACTCTTTAAATCTGTCGAACAAGCAAAACGAACTGATTGGAAGCTGGATTGAAAATGAAACTGAATTAGAATTAGTAAAAACTTTTTCTGAAAAAAGAATTGGTCATTTTACTAAAGAAGATATGAGTCAATTAGTTGAATTAATGGCAAAATGGAAAGTTTTACTTGGAGCAGCAAATGAAGCAACAAGCGCAGAATTAGTATTAATATGTCAGTTTATATATGATAACTTTAAAAAGTTTACTCTTGAAGATATTAAAATTGCAATGAATTGGGCGATAAGTGGAAAAATAGATATGTCTTTTGTTAGTACTAAAAGTATTTCAGCTTTATATGTAAGCAAGGCTCTTCAATTATATGAAGAAGAAAAAAAACTTATAATAAATAAAATTGCTGTAGAAAAAATAGCATTTGAAAGAAAAGAAAGTTTAAATAATTCTACCCCAGCAAGTGCAGAAGAAAAAGCAAATATTTTTAAAACTATCTTAATAGACGTTTATATTAGTTATAAACAAGAAGGCAAGTTTTTAGATTTCAAAGATTTTGTATATAACTGGATAAAAAATAATAAAATATTTGTTCCATCTAAAAAAGATGTTAACGATGCCATGATATACGGTGAAACAAAAACTAGAGAATATAAACAATTAGAACAAAAAAATAAAAAAGAAGTTATTAGTGTAACAAAATATTTTGAATCACAAGATGATGAGTATAGAAAGAAAAAGTTTGCAAGACAATATATAGTCATACAGTTTTTTGATAAATTAAATAATTTACAAGAACTTTTAAACTATATCAAATTAGAACAATTTAAAAATTAAAAAATGAAAAATCAATTGGATGAAAAAAAACTTAAAAAAGCAGTTTTAGTATTAAAATCAATGAATCACAAACTAAGACAAGAAATTGTAAAACTTATTGATTTAAAAAAAGAAATTACTGTAACTGAAATATACAAAAAACTTAAAACTGAACAATCTGTTGTTTCTCAACATTTATCTTTATTGAGACATGCTAAAGTTTTAAGCACAAAAAAAGAAGGTAGACGTGTTTTTTATACTGTTAATCATGATAGAGTATTACAAATAAAAACTTTAGTTGAAGAAATATTAAAATAATATAATATGACAGAAAAAGAAAATGCAGAAGATATTATATATTGGCTTAAAGATGATATTAAATGCTTGTATATGGTTTCTGAAATAAAAAAAGAATTCAAAAACTTGTCAACAGAAAAGTTTATTTTTTGGAATAAAGTTCATGAAATTGTATTAAATCATTTTATAAAAGATTAAATATGAAAGAACAACATATTGGAAGTGGTAATAATACTGCTTTTCATATATCAAAACTTTATACAATAAGTAATATTATATCTGTAAAAGATAATGCTGAATTTATTGATTTAAATGTTAAAATAGAAGTTGATTTAAGCGAAGTAAATGAAAAATATCATGAAATATTTGTAAATATGCTTACAAGCAAGTATCTTGGAGTTGTATCTTTTGGCCATAATCCTTTTAGTAAATGCGAACCAATAACAAAAAAATACTGGTGGCAGTTTTGGAAGTAATTAATAAATTAAATTAAATAAATATGAGCTTTTTTAAAAGTTTTGAGTTAGAATCAGGACATGAAGTTTTAATAATAAAAAACTTTGATTCTGAAAATAATGTGTATATAACAGAAATGTTTATTGAAAATAAAAATGTTATTCAAACTGCAACAGTTTCTTTTGAACATGAACAAGAAAGAAATACTATGTTTGAAAACTATAATCTAAAAAGTGCACAAGATTTTGCGAACTTTATGATTGATTAAAATTAATTAGTATGAATTTAAAAAATGCAATAATACTATTTCTTATTACTTTACTTTTTTGTGTAGCATTTTATTATATAAAAGAAAATATTATAAAAACTAATACAAAAGTAATTACTAAAGACTACATTTATTATCAGACTGAAATAGATTCTCTAAATAAACAAATTGATAGTCTAAATAATTTAAACTTTAATTTTCAAACTATTATTAGTAAATATGAAATGACATTAGAAATTTTAAAACAAGAAGACTATAAAACTGCTAATAAGTTTGAATTAATATTTAATAATAAAACAGAATAACTATCATTTTATAAAATATATTTTAATATAAATGTATTAAATTTGATTAAAAGAAATAATATGAAAAACTTTTTTTTTACAGCGCTTATTATTATGGTATGGGAATTATTAAAAGAATTAACTTATTGGCTTTATAAAAAACTAGATAAATAAAATAAATGCAAACTAAAAAAGAACTAGAAGATTGGTATGATAAACATGACCCGTGGGGGTATGAAACTAATAAAGAAGATACTACTCGTTTGAAAAAAATTTTATCTCTATTAGATAAAAAGTATCATAAAGCATTAGATATAGGCGCAGGAGAAGGATTTGTTGCTAAGCATCTTCCATCAAGCATGATTTCAGGTATTGAACTATCTGAAACTGCTAAATCTCGTTTTCCGGCAAATGTTGTGCCTATAAAAGAACCAATTGGTCAATATGACTTAGTAATAAGTACAGGTACCTTATATGAACAATATGACCATAAATCAATATATGATATGATTATGAATTCTGCGAGTCATCATATTTTAATTGCTGGTATTAAAGATTGGCTAATTAATTATAATTTTGGAAAAGAAATTAAAACTTTAGAATTCCCATATCGAGAATTTATTCAAAAAATAACTTTATATGAAGTTAGTCCTAGCTCATAATATAGGAGACATACAACACCCAAATTACCATACAAGAGAACAAATACTCAATTGTAACACTTCAATAGGCTTTGATGGTATTTATTTTAATGTTTATGAAAACCAAGATGTTTTAAAAAATAAATCAGGAATATTATTTATAATGGGTAATTATATTGCAAAAGATAATTCTTTTGATTTAGAACATGTACCTAAACTTGAAAAATATTGCAATTGGTCAGAATTAAATGAATTAACAAATAAGTATGATTTTGAATTAGGATGGCATACTTGGAATCATCCGGACTTAACTAAACTTACAAGAAGTGAAATAATAGAAGAAATAACACCGCCTTTTAAAATGAAGTATTTTGCTTACCCTTATGGAAACTTTAATCAATTAGTAATAGATTGTGTAAAAGAAATAGGATATGAACAAGCATGGAGTGTTACTCAAGGCTCTCAAGACATCACAGATGTTGATTTTAAATATAAACAATATAGACCATACTTATGACATATTCATTAGTTATTTCATCTTTTAAATATGGGCATCTAGCTGCTCATGCCATAGAAAGCGCTTTATCTCAAACAAAAAAGTTTGATAAAATATATTTTGTAGATGATGGAGTTGGAGATTGTGAGCATCTTTTAAAATTATATAATGAAGTAAATTTTACATTTAGAAGACATAATCTTGGTATAATAGAAAACTTTCAGGATATGCTAAATAAAGTTCAAACTGATTATGTGATGTTTCTTGGTGCAGATAATTGGTTAAGGTCTGATACACTTGAAAAACTTAGTGAGTTTAATACAGATATAATAACTTACAATATAATAGTCACAGGGCAGCTTAGAGATGAAATATGTAAACAATACCCTAATACTACACATCATTATTTAGGTGAAATAAGATGGGTTAGAAAAGACCAACACCATGGCTCAATGTTGTATAAAGTTTTAAAAGCGAAAGAAGTAGGTGGATATGAAAAACATTTACCAAATGGAGAAAGAACTGATGAAGATTTTGCTTTATGGAATAAAATGAGAAAAGCAGGCGCTACAGTACAATATGTAAATCAAGAACTTTTATATTATAGAAGGCATAAACAAAACTTTAATAAATTCTCATAATGCAAGATTTATGTATACTTATTCCTACAATTAATAGAAAAGACCTATTAATGAATGCTTTAAAAATTTATTCTAAATTAATTCCAAATATTACAAAACTTATATTAGATAATGGAAATCAAGATATTCCTTGTGTTGATGATAATACTTGGGTTTGGAAAAGCGAACAAAATCTTGGCGTAGCAGCTTCATGGAACTTTTTAATATCAAAAGCCATTATTAATGATTTTAAATATTTTTTGATTCTTAATGATGATGTAGTTTTACAAAGAAATGAAAATGAATTAAAGCAGATATTAAATAAAGGAACAATAGAAAACTTTTATTTATGTAGACCTTTTTATAATTGGTCAAGCTATATTTTAACTAAAAATATTTATGAAAATGTAGGTGCTTTTGATGAAAACTTTAAAAAAGCATATTTTGAAGATAATGATTATATGTATAGAATGAAACTTGCACAAGTAAATATTAATTATGTTGATGAACTAAATCCTGATATATACTTAAATAGTCAAACTATTGAAAAAAATCCAACATTAAGTGGGTATATTGAAAATAGAGAATACTTTATACAGAAATGGGGAGGACCTCCAAATAGTGAAACTTTTAAAACTCCTTTTGGTAAATAATTATTATTTCTAATATAAATTTTATAATTTTATTCATATATTTTATATATAAAAATTTTACTTTATGATAAATATTATTAAATAAGTTAGTTAAAAATGGTAAAAACAAAAAAACTTAGATTGTATACATGTAATTTTTTTCATGATGTAAAAAGAAAAGTTTTATGTATTGATATTTTTATAAATAACAAGTTAATTCATAAAGCTCAAATGATTTGTATAAATAGAAAAAATACAAAAGATATAATCGATAATTTTGATGATGAAATGGCTAAAGAAATTAAATCACTTGAACTAGAAATATTATGATAAATAAATTGATAACTTTTTTGCTAGGAGCTTCACTATGTTTTTTAGGGATGTATTTTATAAATACAAGAAAAATAGATTCAGTTATAAAACAACTTAAACTTGAAAATGATTCATTATATAGAGCTAACTTAGTATTAGATTCTATTGAAAGTAAGTACATACAAGAATTAAATAAAGCTAATTTTGAGGTTTTAAAACTTGAAAAAGAAGATAATGACATGGAACATAAAGTTTTAGATATGAATAAAAAAATAATCATTATAAATAAAAAATATGAAAAAGCTCTTAATTACGCTGATAGCTTTGGCTCTGATGACATCAAAAGGTATTTCTCAGAACTTAAATGATTCTGTTACATGCATACCTAATTATCAACTCAGATTAGCAATAAATATAATTGAAAAAGGCAAGGTTACACAAGAAGAGCTAGACTCTACTAAACAGCTTGTAACTTACCTAAATACAAGAATATTCAAAAAAGACAGCATTTTAATGTTATATAGTCAAAGAGACATTAATTGGAAAAAAATTGATGATATTAATAAACAAAAAATAAGTAATCTAAATCAAGTAATAAATAACTCAAATAAAATTATAGATATACAAGCTAAATCAATAAGAAGAGGTAAATTTGGCAAAATAGCCCTATTAGTCCTTGGATTTGGAGCAGGAATTTTTATTTCTCATTAGTACTTATATTTTAAAAAATAACCATTAAATGAAAAAGCAAATTCACATGATTTGCCTGTTTGATTACAACGCAATAACAGGTTTTGCAACAGTATCAAAAAATCTCATATCTAATTGGAGAACAATTTTTGGTAATAACGTAAAAATAGATATTGTAGCTATTAATTATTTTGGAGAAGATTATAATGAAACACCGAATATAAGAGTTATTTCAGCAAAAATAAAAGATGTAGCAAAAGATGATTTTGGTAGATATGTTTTCATGAAAAGCCTTTCTGATATTGATTATGATGTAATGTTTATTTTACAAGACTTAGGAGTTATTACTCCAATGGTTCCTCATTTAAAAAAGATATATGATGATAAAAAAATAGCTAAAAGAAAACTTTTTAAAAGTATTTTATATTTTCCTGTTGATTTTTCATTAACTCAAAACTTAGTTGTTGGAATTGATTTTTTTAACCAATTAGCTACATTCACTGAATATGGAAAAAAAATGCTTTTAAATTTAAAACCTGAACTCAAACATAAAATTAAAGTAATACCACATGGTAATAATATGAAAAACTACTACCCTATTAAAAATATAACAGAAAAGGCAGACTTTAAAAAACAATATTTTAAAGATAATGCAGATAAATTTATTGTAGGTTGCGTTAATCGTAATCAATCAAGAAAAGACATTCCTACTACTATTTTTGGATTTATGGAGTATTGGGAGACTCATAATAGAAATTCTTTCCTTTATTTACACATGGACCCAAATGACCCAATGGGTTGGGATTTAAGAACTATATTAAAACAAACTCCATTAAAAGAAGGAATTGATTTTATGTTTGCTTCAGATAAAGATGGTGGATTTAAAGGAACATCTATAGAAGATATGAATAAGATATATAACTCATTTGATGTGTTTCTAACCACTGCGACTGGAGGAGGATGGGAACTAACTGTAACAGAATCAATGGCTTGTAAAGTGCCTACAATAATACCAAAACATACTTCTTTTCAAATACTAGGAGGAGAAAATGCAGAAAGAACTTTTTATATAGAAACTCTTTACCCTATTGTAGCTATGGTTGATAATATAATCAGATTTCAAAGTGATTTATATGAAATTTCAGATACTTTAAATTTAATATATAATCAATTACAAGACTCTAAATCAGAAGTTTATATTAAAATAGAAGCTGCTTATAAATTTGTTGAATCATTGGACTGGAAAGATATATCTAATAAATTTGCAGATGATATTAAAAGACTAGGATAAACTAAAAACCCATATAACATCTCGCTACATGGGTTCTCAGGAATCGGTGTGTGCCCCCACAGGGGAGCCAATTACTTTTTCATCGCCTTATAGACTAAGTAGCCAATGCCTATCAACGCTAAAGTGTTGTGCACATTGTTACCACCTAACCAATTCGGAGACTTAATGTCTAAAAATCCTGTACCCATGATTATTGAGTTTAAGGGGTTAAAAATAAAATTACCAATTCAAAAATAATATTTATTTTTATATCATAATAATTTATTTTAATGAGTATGGAGATAAAAGTAGGAGATATAGGTATATTCTCAGGCCGTGTAGATAAAAAAGCTAAAGTTTTAAGAGTAGATGATACTTATGTCACTTATTTAGAAATTGATGAAAATAAGAAAAAATATATTTATTTAGCAGATTTTAAAAAAAGGTTTAAAAAAGAAGGAGAAGGAGAAGTAAAGCAACAAAACAAAGAAATTAAAACAAAGGAAATTTCTGATAATAAAAAAATTGAAAAGCCATCAAAGCCTTCGTACACAATAGTTGGAATATATTTATCTAAAGATAGAACAAATTATGAAGAAACAGAAAATCTTAATCAAAAAGGTCTTTTAGGATATAGAATTAGATATAATAAAGAACCAAATATGTTTTTTGGAAATGTAAACTATTCTTTAGAAGATTTAGATGAGGCAAAAAAAAGAGTGGAGTATTCCAATGAAAATGCTGAAAAGCAAAAAGAGTTTAAGAAAATAAGAGACGCTGAGAATAAGATAAAAAGAGAAGAAAACAAAATTATTGAGAAACAAAAACTTGAGACTGCAACTAAAGAAATTATAGCAAAACCAAGTTTTTTAATGACTTTGTCTGAATACCAAGAAAAAGTTGTACCTATTTTATTACAATATCAAAAGTTTTTGAGAAAAAATAGTGAATACTTACAACCTGCTGATTATGAAGGAATTTATCAATATACATATCCTGAATTAGAGAAAGATTTTGAAAATAAGACAATAAAAGGTAGAAGATTTGCAATAGGTAAATATCAAGAAAATCCACTTGAAAATTTTAAAGCTTCACATTATCCTGATGATGAAATAGTAGAGATGAATAAAAGTTTTGTGAATAAGCTTAAAAACTTTTTTACTGAAAGTGAAATTTACTCATTAATGTCAAAAGATGAGTATAAATCAAACAAAAGAGCAGTTAAAAGAGCAATAGATAATGATACATACAAAAACCTATTAGAGTCTGAAGAATTAACAGAATCAGAACTTCAAAAAATAGCTGACAGTGTAGACGTATCGATTCCAAAAAAAGTTTTTAGTGTAGAAAATGTTAAAATGAAAGAAATGCAACAAAAATTTGCAAAACTTTTATCAGATTTACCTACAATTAATAAAGAACAATTAAATAAGTTAATTGAATCAATAAAAATTGATTTTAAACCACTTGAAGAAGAAGTATTCATAGAAGAAAAGTTGAAATACACTCAAAAATTTAGAAAATTACTTGAAAAAGAAAAAGTTTATGTTTCATCTTTAGACATGACTATTAATATATGGGAAGATTTATTTTCTTATGATAAAACTGGTTATGATAAAATAAAAACTGGTACGTATAAAACAAATTATTATACTAAACAAAAAGAAGAAATAATTGATGAAAGACAATATGTAATTGGTTTGAAGTTTAAATCAAATTGGGAAACTTTATTTGATAAATATTTAAAAAATTATACAGAAAGTTTAAAATATAGTTTTATTAATGCTATTATTAATAATTTTATAAGAATAACAAAACCAATAATAGAAATAGTTAAAATTCATATTGAATTAGGTGAAAGAGGTTTTGAAGGTGTTTATAGGTTTAAATTTGATGATGGAAGTTATTTTGATTTCAAAGCAGAAGCAATTAGAGCTGGAGGGTATAATATACAAATACTTCATTTGAGATACATTACAAACTTTGAGAATATTACATTAGCAGATGGAAGTAAAATTAAAGGGTATTATAATTTAATTGAAAACTTTAATATAAAAAGAATGAAAAAAGGCGGTTCATTAGGTGAAAATATTAAATGTGTTAATTGTGGTTGGCATTGGAATACAAATCAATCAGAAGAATACGACAAATATGTTTGCCACAAATGTGGTTTTGATAATACTACTTTTTATTCAAGCCAAATCATGAAAAAAGGAGGAATAACACATGAAGATATTAAAAATAAAACTGATAAATATAAAGACATGTTGAAGAGACCTTCTAATTTGTTAAAAATATCTCAAATGCATAAAGTACCTTTATTCTTTTTACAATCTCAATTAATAAAAGGAATGAAAGTTGAATCAGAGCATACAACAAGAGAAGCTGTATCAAAAATTATTGCTCTTCATCATTTAGAAGAAGACCCTAGGTACTATATTAAACTTGAAAAAATAGAAGGTCATATAATGGCTGATGGTGGAAAAGTAAATAAAATAAAATATGAAATTAAAATAAAATCTCAATCTAGTAAAGGAAAAGAGTATGAGAAAGAATTTTATGCAAATGATATTTTATTAGCCACAACAGAAGCAAAATTTAAGGGTTATTCAACAAACCAATATGTAGGATATAATAATGCCTTGAGAATAGAATATTATTCTTCGTTAAATAAAACAGGCTTTAAAACGTTATTAGGTGAAGATATTTTTAAAAATATTGATTTTAAAAAATACCCCTTTTATATATCTCATTTTAATAAGTTATCTTTAAAAGATATAAAAAATATGATTGATTATACTAATAATGAACAAAAAATGTCTGATAGTGGAGATACTAAAAGTATTTTTTATAAAGGATATAAAATAGGCGATGATGGTATGTATAGACGAATGAATACAATGGCTAAAGGAGGAGAACTTGACCCAGATAATAAAGCTATTAAATCTGCTATGACACATAAAGCTGGTTCTGCTGGAGGATTATTAGTTGGTAATAGACATTCAGAAGGTGGAATAAAAGCAATAAATAAAAGTACAAATTCACCTATTGAAATGGAAGGCGGCGAAGTAGTTATAACCAGAAATGCTGTTAGTGATAATAAGAAAAGAGAATTTGAAGGCAAAATGATGACTAATAGAGAAATACTATCTAGAATAAATGAGTCTGGTGGTGGTGTTTCCTTCGCTTCTGGCGGTGATGTACCATCTAGTTGTAAATGCTCTGGTAAATCGTATAAGTATGGTGGAAAAAGTGTATCAGATTATGATATTATAAATAGTATGAATAAAAATTAAAATTATAAAATAAAAATTATGGCAAAGTCTGCATTAGACAAATTAAAGTCTAAAACTAAATTAAAACCTAAAACTTTAGTAGGTAAACAAAAAAATCTTGATGTCAATAAAAATGGCAAGTTAGATGCTCAAGACTTCAAAATGTTGAGAAAAGATGAAATGGCTAAAGGTGGAGAGGTTAGTGAAGAAAAAATGATTCAAAAACTTACAAAACAGTTTGAAGGTAAAGATTTATGGGAAGATGAAATTTTAGATGAGTATGAAGTAAAAATGTTTGATTGGGAAACTGAAGATGAAGATATTGAAAAATGGAAAAATAAAAATAGCAAAAAGAATTATATAGTTCCATTTAACTCAGAAGATGATTCACATATATTTATTTTAGTTCCAAAAAACAAAATGGCAGAAGGTGGACAAACTTTCAATGCTGATTATTGGGAAGATTACTATGATGGAGATAGAAAAATAAATTTTATGCACCCAAATGTACAAATAGCAGAATTTGTGGGAAGTATAGTTCATGAATCGGAAGAAGAAAATAATTTTATATTATCAAAAAAAGATTATGAAGATATTTTAGATTTATCTTATAAATTTCATCAGAAAAAAGGTTATTTAAGTGCAAGTATTGTAGAATCTATGATTATGCAAGAATCTAAAGGTGAATACAAAAAAGGTGGTACAATAGCTCAAGAAAATAATGATATGCTACAAAGCAATATAAAAGAAATCAAACATCATGCTGATGAATTAAAAGATATTGTTACAAATAAAACAGAAGTTGAACCATGGGTTATTGCTAAAACTGAAAGAGCTTCAACTGATTTATCAGATGTTACTCATTATCTAGATGGAGAAAAAGATAAAAGTTTAGAAATGCCTTTTGAACAAGGTGGTTATATGGCTGATGGTGGTGAACTTTCCGGGCTTACAGCTAACATTTATAGAAGCGATTACGATAGCCCTACAAATAAAATGTATGGTAAAACTAATGTTACTATAATTGACAAAGAAGTTCCTGAAATTTTCAAACCTAATGAATCTAGACCTGCTGTTAGATTAATTAGAAGAAAATTCCGTTTCGGTAGTGATGAATATGAATATATACATGCAGTACCTTATAACCAATCTGATAGCGAAGGTATGTTTGGTGGCACATTTATTTATTCTTCAGATAGTAGATTCCCATCAAAATATCCAATACCTTTACATGATAGAGTTGAAATGAAAAAAGGTGGCTATATGGCAGAAGGTGGAAATGTACAAATAGAAAGAATTTCAACTAAAAAAGATATAACACAACGTTCTTTGTCAGAAAGTGAAGTTAGAAATGCAATTGATGATAAATTTGATGAAATAATGCTGATTGATTTACCAAAACTTACGATGTTTTATAAACAAGACTCTGAAAGTAGTAATTTAATTGATGAATCATTCGCAGATATAAAAGCTGCAAGAAGAAAAATCATGCGTTCATCAAGTCCAGGAGATAGATTAATGGAAAAAGGTGGCTACATGGCTAAAGGTGGAATGACTGCAAAAGATAGAAAAATAGCTGACCATATAGTTAAAACATATAACATGGATGAGCCAGGAATGTCACCTGTTTATGCTAACCAATTAAGAAGAGAAGAATCAAGACTTAACAAAACTTATGGTCGTGATTGGCAAAAAACAATGACACCTGCAGAAAAAGTGAATAAATTTTTAGACGCAGTAAGACTTTCTGATAATAGTATTACATTAAAAGATATTACTGTAGAAGCATCTCCACGTGGAAACTGGGTAGTATTTGAACATGGAAAAGTGATTATGACTGTTAATCATGATATGCTTGATGAAGAAACAATTAGAACTTATAATTTAGAACACCATAATTAATTAAATATGCAAGAATATATAAATAAACAAATTGTTCAGTTAGAACCTATTACTACTTTAAGAGATAAACAAGGTTTTAGATTTTATTCTACAAATGATGGTAAAACATTATACGCAGAAAAAAATAGTAAAATTTATAATGTAAGTGAAGATAGTTTACAACCAATAGGTGAAGTTCCATTAGCTCATAGAAGATTTGAATTTGTTGGAATAGTAAATGATGAAGATATAGCTAAATTAGGAATTTTATATTATGAAAATCAAACATTTGGAAGAGTTCGAAAACAATTTGGCATGGCTAAAGGTGGACAAATTGAAATAGGAGATTATGTTAAAATAAAAGAAACTTATGGTGGTGGAAGTGGTATAGTAGAAGATATTATGAACAACTTTGTAGTTGTAAAAACAAAAGAAGGTAAAAAATCTTACCATCTAAGTGATTTAATTGCATATTCTTCTGCATCAGAAGCTGCTTATGATTTAGGTGATGAAGATAATGAAGATTATGAAGATGATTATGCTAAAGGTGGACAAATAGCATTAAGAGATGCAAAATATACTATGAGTTTAGCTTTTGATAATGCTGGGTTTTCAAAAGCATTTAAAGACTTAAAAAGATTATCTAACAATGTATTTTTATTACAAGTATCTAGTTATATTAAAGATAATGATACTTTACAAAAAATTGTAAAAGAATTTAATGAAACTTTGAAATCAAATTTTGTTGTAGATAAAAATAGTTTCAAAAAAACTTTTAATGGTAATGAAATAAAAATTGAAAATAAAACTTCAATGGCTGATGGTGGAGAATTAGAATCAAAAAAACAATACTTACTTGAGTATCTTAATAATTTTCCGAAGAATGCTGAATCATGGCGTCAAGCTACTGATGAAGTAAGAGACATTGCCAGAATGGCAAGAATTACTTATTTAGAAGTAGATGAAAAAGAATATGAGCCGTTAGATTTTAAAACATTAAAAAGTCCAGCAGAATGGAATACATTAGGTAGAGAGTATATTACTGATATGTATAATAGAATGTCTGATAAAGCTAAAAAAGAATTTCTTGATGCGTTTGAACATACATTTCAAAATATTAAAGTTGGAGATACAATTAGAATAAAAGAAGGCTTGGGTTTAGGTAGTTTAATGAATTTAGAAGGAGAAGATTTAGAGGTAGAAAAAATTACAAGACACTATTTTGCATCTGGAACTAAAAAATACTATCATGTAGAATATGATGGTGATAAATATGAAGTTAGAGAAGATTTTGTTGATAATGAAAGAATGGAGAAAGGTGGTGAACTTCCTACTTTTACAAAAGAAGAATGGTCAAAAAAACAAAAAGATAGTAAACTTAAAACTGAAGATGGTAAATACTACATCATGAAATATGATGATGAAATAGGAACTTACTTACAAGAAGTTAAAGTTTTAGAAGATGGTGGTGAATTATCTAAATCTCAAGAATTAAAATCTAAAATTGAAAAAATATTAGATAAAGTTTTACCTGGATTTTACAAAAATGTTTTTGTTAGAAAAAATTATTTTGATAATGGAGAATACATAGGTATTATAATGGCTGCATCTAATTATGAAATTAATAGAGTTAAAGGACAATATCCACAAGATGTTAGCTTGATGTTAGATGTAAATGATATGGATTTACATGTTCAAGTTTTTGGAGGAAATGGTGGAAATAGAATTTATCTAGTTCCTGATAAAAATGACCCTAAAGAAAAATATCTAGCAATGGCTGGTGTAAAGATTCCTTTCAGGACACCTAAAAAAGAAGAAAAATTTGTATTACAAGCTATTGAAAAATTTGCTGAAAGCTATAAAAATGCTTTAAAAGAAAATAAAGATAGATTATTTTATAAAGAATATGTTGATTATGATACATTAATTATGGCTGATGGTGGTTTTGTAGATAAATCAGATGAAGAGCTAAAAAGTATGAATGATGATGAGCTTTTTGCATATTTAGATGCTAAAGCAGCTTATATGAAACAATATAAAAGACCATTATCTGCGTATAAAGCAAAAAACTTTGCAGCAAACGCTACTGCAGTTCAATATCAAAAAGAAGGTACATCAAAACTTGAAGATAATTTTCCAGACATTAAAAAAATAAATGAACAAACTTCAAGAGACACTTCAAATTATTTAAACAATAAGTTAGAAAATGGTGGAGAAACAACTTTTGAAGACAAAGTAAAAGCTATTCAAAAAAATCTTTTAAAAAATAAAAAAGTTCCAGCAATAGTTCAAAAAGACTATGGTAAAACTTATAATAAAGCTGAAGCAAAAGAATCAGCACAAAGAATAGTAGGTGCTCAAACTGCTAAGATGATGGAAATGAGAAATAAAATGTCCAAAGGTGGTAAAACTTCTGTGTCTCCATTAAAAGATAGAATTATTGGTTCAAAAAAAAACAAAGTAGGAACAGCAAGCTCTAAAACTTCAGCAAAAGAAATAGAACTTAGTGAAACAATTATTACATCATTAAGTGAAAAAGCAAAAGAATATAACAATAAACACTCAAAAAAAGTAAGTACTAGCACATTAAAAGCAGTAATGAGAAGAGGTATGGGAGCATTTAGTAGTAGCCATAGACCAGGAATGACAAGACAAGGATGGGGATACGCTAGAGTTAATAAATTTTTGTTAAAAAAAGGAGGAAAAAAAGTAAAAGCAACTTATACTCAAGATGATGACCTATTAGAAAATGGAGGTGAATTAAAAAAAGAAATGAAAGTTTCTGACAAACCAAAATTTAAAAAACTACAAGAACTTGAAAATAAAATTTTACATTCAAGAAATAGAGCAAGAAATTTTATGGATTGGAATGAAGGTAGTATAGGAACTAATTATAATATAAAATGGCAAAAAATGATTAAAAAATTAAGAGGTTGGGATGATTATGCCTCTATAAGCGAACAAAGTAATAATACTAAACAAGAATGGAAAGAATATTGTAAAGAAGTTGGTGCAGTAGAAAATTATAATTTTGGAGATGTTATAGCATAAAATTAATATAAATGAATATAGACCAACAAATATATAATACAGCTATTCAGCAAGGATTTAATCCTGTAGCAGCTAAATTAATAGCAGCTCAGGCTAGATTTGAAAGTGCTGACTATACTAGTAATGTTTTTAAAAATAATAATAATACTAGTGGTATTAAATTTGTAGGGCAACCTAACGCAGTTCAAGGAACTCTTTCTCCTGAAGGTAACTACTACGCTAAATTCAATACAATTCAAGATTCAATTAATGACAAAATAGTTAGAATTTATAATATCACAATGGGAGGTATTTCTCCTGACGAACTTAAAAGCTCAAATAATGCAGACGATTTTGCAACTAAACTAAAGAAAAGAAATTATTTTGGTAATTATAGCTACGCTACTGCGCAAGGTCAAAAAGAAGCAGCAGCTTACGCTTCTGGTTTAAAATCAAAAGTTTTAAAAATAAATATTATAGCTTTTGTACAAAAAAATAAAATTGCTATTGGTTTTGGTTTAATTTTACTTGGAAGCGGTTTATGGTATTACTTCAAAAATAAAAAGAAATAAATATGTATGGTCCAGCAACATATCTTGCGACAAGAGATTTTATAAAAAAATATGGAATTGGTGTTGCAAACTCAATCAAAGGAACAGGATTGTATTTTCCTGCAATTATGGCTCAATCTGCTTTAGAAAGTGGATATGGCAAGTCGATACCAGAAGGCTCAAATAATTTTGGAGGTATAAAATATAATCCTTCTTTAAATGGTGTAGTTGGTTATGTTTCAGCAGATACTACTGAATATAAAAATGGAAAACCATATAAAACTATACAGAAGTTTTCAAAGTTTAAAGACGTAGAATCTGGATTTAAAGCTCACATACAAGTATTACTTTCTGATAGATATAAAACTGCTAGAGATAAAGCAAAAAGTCCTGAAGAACAAATTCTAATGATTGCAAAAGCTGGGTATACAACAACAAAACCACAATCATACTTAAATCTCATGAAAGGTATTATTGAAGCTTCAAGAGATATTTCAAAATTAGGTAGAATTTCTTAAATTTATATTATGAATAAAAAAACTTTGATGTATTTAGGCGTAGGAACAATATTAGCTATGGGAGTATGGCTTATATATAGAAATAATAGAAACAATAAAATAGATGCAACACCAGTGTCTTATGATGAAGCAATTAAAAACTTGGAAAATATTTAATTACAATAAAACCATAAACAAATGAGAAAGTTTGAAAAAAAAATCAATGAACTTGGATTAGAAAAAGGTAAATTATCAAAAAACCTTAATGAAGTTATCAGAAACTTTGAATTAGCTGAAGATGAACTAAAATCATTAAAACTTGAACTTAAAACTGCTGAAAAAGAAGAAGATAATGAGGATGAAATAGATAATTTAGTTTCAAAAATTGAAGAAACAGAGTCTCAATTAGAACAAACAGATGATTATCTAGTTAAAAAGATTGAAATTCATCACAAAAATGGAGACATGTATGCTATGAGAGCAGAAAAAATGAGAGAAGCAAGAATAGCAAAATCTGCCAATAAAAATTCTATTCCTACTGCAGAACCTAAACAAATTGAGCAACCTAAAGTTGAACCTATTGTAACTATTAAAGAAGAAGTAAAAGCTCAACAAAAAAGCACACAGGAAACTCCATTAGTTAAAAATGAAGAAGAGAAAGAAAAGAAAAAAACTAATTGGATTTTATGGGGTGTTTTAGGTGTCGCAGGTATATTTGTTGGCATAAACTTATTTAAAAATAAAAGATAATGACATATCATATCACTAATTATACTAAAGAACAAGCTAAAAGACACAATGTCATTGTAAAACCATCTACAAATCCAAAAAAGAAAATAGATGTTTTCAATAAAAAAGGCGAAAAAATAGCAAGTGTTGGAGCTTTAGGATTTGGTGATTATCCAACTTTTATAAAAAAGTATGGTCTTGAATATGCAGAAAAAAGAAGACGTGCTTATAAGTTTAGACATGAAAAGGATAGACACGAAAGAGGAACTAATGGTTGGTATGCAGATAAATTACTTTGGTAAAATATATTTATGAAACATTTAAAATCTATGACTTTTAACTTTATCTTATATTTTGGTATGATTTGGGCGAGTACTGCAATTAGTATTGAAACTTATATGCTATATTTATATTTTTCAAATCAAAATAAAAAAATAAAAGTTATCACAAATAAAGTAGAAAATATAATTGATAAAATAAGATAAAATGTTTAGTTATCCTAATTTATGGGTCATGTTAACTGGTATCATATTAGGATTATTTATTATAATATCAAGTGTTTATTTTGTAAATAAAATGTTTGTAAATGATACAAAAGATGTACTTGTAAGATTTATTATACTTGTATTTACAGCCTTGGTAGCACTTTATATAGTAGATAAAGTAATTGCTTTTAGAATAAAACTTTTACCAGATGATACTAATAAAGAACTTTTTGACCTGATAAAAACGCTGATACTTATGATTTTTTCATATTATTTTGGTACAAAGAACAATTCAAAAGAAAACCATTAAATATTAAAATATTATTACTTAATTTTAATTAATAAATAAATAGTATATGAAAAACTTTTTAATTAGAATGTTCAGTGATAAAAGTGATATTAATCCTAAAGTTGTAGTTGGTTTTATCTCTTTTATAACAATGATTATATATGGTTTGACAGATGTTGTAACAGGAGCAATTGGAAAAGAGTTTATAGTTGAACCAATAGTTTTCAATGGTTTGATGTATACAACTTTTGGTTGTTTAGGAATAGCAGGAGCTGAAGCAATATTTGGTAATAAAAATATTTCAAAAGATGAAACAAAGTCTGAATAAATTTTATGATTGAAAAATTAAATGGTAAGTTACCACAGGCTGTTTTAAATGAGCTTCCATTAGTAATGGATAAGTTTGGTATTTCAAATCCTACAAGATTAGCTCATTTTTTGTCTCAAGTAGCTCATGAAAGTGGAGATTTCAAATTTGTTAATGAAAACTTAAACTATAGCGCTAAGAGTTTAATGTCTGTATTTAAAAAATATTTTCCAACTGAAGCTTTAGCTATATCTTATGAGAGAAAACCTGAAAAAATAGCTAATAAAGTGTATGCAAATAGAATGGGAAATGGAGATGAAGCTTCAGGAGAAGGTTATAAATACAGAGGTCGTGGATATATACAATTAACTGGAAAAGATAATTACAATGCATTTTCTGCCTTTATTGGCGAAGATTGTTTAGCAAATCCTGACTTAATTGCAACAAAATATCCATTAGCTTCTGCAGCATTTTTCTTTGATAAAAATAAACTATGGGATATTTGTGATAAAGGACATTCACATGAAATAGTTATTGCTGTAACAAAACGTGTAAATGGAGGAATAATAGGATTGGATGATAGAATTAAACATTTTGAAGAATATAATAACTTATTAGCATAAATAATTGATTAATATGGATTTAGGAATAGGAAAAGTAATAAAAGACGGAAATGGAAATACATTACTATACACAGCTCTTTTAGCTGCTGCAATAGCTAATACTATGCCAACACCATTTGATTCAATATACTTTCGTAGAGTTAATAAATTACAAAGAGATTATGATGAAGATAAAATAACTGCCGAAGAACTTGAATGGCATGTTGCAGCAGAATATTATATATGGACTTCATTGTGGTATGTTGCTTTATTTACAGGAATTTATGCTTTCGGTGGTAAATATAAAACTAACGCTAGAATTTTATTAGCAATAAGTGCAGGAGGGTTAGTTTTAGGAGCAATAAATAAAAATATAGAAGTAGATAAAGAAGTAAAAAAAAGATTATCACAACCTAAAGCACCGAATATGCCTTTTACAGGTTTTAGTGAAGAAAACTATTGGAATGATACTTTTAACCAATTTCCTTCTTACACTCCCACAGATAGCGTAAAAAGATAGTATATAAATTACTAATTTGATAATAATAAAATAATATAATAATAAAAATTTAATATTATTTTTATAATGTGTATTAAGATGGTGATTAAGCAAATGTAGATTTTTAAAAAAAAACCAAAAAAATACAATAAATGCCACCAATTAGTCTCAGAAGCAAATTAGCTAGAGAATATCGTACTAAACATCCTGATTATCCTACTAAAAAATTAGCTAGGATAATGTATTCAGAAAACAATCTTACTTTTCTTAATGAAGAAGCTGCAAGGTCTACATTAAGATACATTGAAGGTAAAAATGGTAATTTTCTAAGGACACGAAAAATAGTACAAAATGGCGAGTTTTTAAAAGAAGAACCTAGACCATACAATCCTTACAATCTTCCAAAATCAGATGAAACTGCATTTGAACCTTACGTCTTTAAAGGTCATAAGAAAGTTTTAATTTTATCTGATATACATGTGCCATATCATAGTATAGGAGCTATAACAGCAGCTATCCAATATGCAAAGAAAACAAAACCTGATGCACTTTTATTGAATGGAGATACTATTGATTGCCATAGACTAAGCAGATTCATCAAAGACCCGAAGAAAAGAAACTTTAAGCTTGAACTAGACACATTCAAAGCTTTATTTGATATATTTGAGAAGGAACTAAAATGCAAAATATACTTTAAGATAGGTAACCATGAAGAAAGATATGAGCATTTTCTTTATGAAAAAGCAGGTGAATTAGTGGGAGTAGAAGAATTTGAGTTTGAAAATATTATTAAGGCAAGAGCTAGAGGCATAGAAATAATAGGAGATAAAAGACCAATGAAGTTAAATAACCTTTGGGGCATTCATGGTCATGAATATATTGGCGGTATTTCTGCACCTGTAAACCCTGCTAGAGGTTTATTTTTAAGAGCTAAAGTAAGTACTTTTCAAGGCCATAATCATCAAACTTCTGAACACACAGAGCCTACTCTTACTGGAAAAATGGTAACTACTTGGTCTTTAGGATGTTTAAGTGAATTACACCCAGCTTATATGCCTTTAAATAAATGGAATCATGGCTTTGCGCAAGTTGATTTAGATACTAATGGTGAAGATTTTGAATTTATAAATAAACGTATTTTTAAAGGAAAAATTGTATAATATGAAAACCATAAAAGTATTTAATCGAGGAAAAGAACTCAATACAAAACTTTATCAAGAGTTGAAGGAGTTGGATTACAAAGTATTTAATGGTTGCGATAATGAATTTAAACCTAACCGCGATTGGTGGGTAATAGTTTCAGCTAATAAAATTGTAGCTTATTGTGGTTGTTCGTTTAATGAAAATATATGTATTTTTGTAAGAGCTTGGGTACAAAAAGAATATCGTGGTCAAGGATTGCAGAAAAAAATGATAAAATTAAGACTTAAATCAGCCTTTGATTGTAGAATAGCAATAACTTACACAACTGTAGATAATTATCCAAGTGTAAATAGTTTAATTTCTCAAGGGTTTAAACTTTTTTCTCCTGAATATGCTTATGCAGGTAGACAAATGCTTTATTTTCAAAAAGAATTGAAAAATTAATCAAAAAGTATTAATTTTAAATTATTATTGATAATTTTAAACTAAAATTCAGAATTTATGAATAGTAAAGATTTAGTACCTGCATTAGTAGGGTTTGGAATTAGCTTAGTTGGTATTTACATCATTGTAAGAGTTGCTTCAGGAGCATGGGCTTCAGGACAAAAATAAAAATAAAATTATGGCAAAAGCAACAAAAAAAATAGGTGTGGCAGATATTGCAAAGCTTGCAAAAAAAATTAGAAAACCTAATGAGAAATGGACCGATGCAATAAAAAGAGCAGCGGCACAATTAAAGTAATTTAATATGGCAAAGAAGAATGTAGTCATCTTTGATGGGGAAGATAAATTTATCAACCCCAAAAAAGTAGTTTATAGTAAATCAAAAGGACAAGCAAAAAAAGTAGAGTCTTTCAAATCAATGAGAGCTGCTAGTGAAGATGAGCAAAATCCTAGTGATGGAGGAGGTTCAGCAACTCAAGAACCTGTAACTCAAGTGGGCGTTCAAAATACTGTAGCTCCACCTGTTGCACCTATTGAAGTACCTTCACAAAATACTATTTCAAATATTCCTTTGCCTAATGTTACAGAAGTTATTAATGGAAGTGGTTCATCTATTCCTGCTCCTCAATTACCTGAATTTCCTACATTTCCACAACCTGAAGCACAAGTAACTCCTAGTCCTGTTCCTGCTTTACCTGTTTACGCAACAAGTGATATAAAGGCTACGCCAATATCTAATATTCAAACTAGTACTGTTACAAAAGAAACAGTAATGGCTCCTGTTCCTCAATTACCTTCGTTCTCTGCTTCTTCTCCTGTTTCAGGTTTAGGTTTAAGTTTTGGACAAAATGCGACAACAAAATCATGCCCTCCAGGTTTTAGAGATTATTTTGGAACATGTATTCCTATAACAAACACTCAAGGTGCTTGTCAACAAGGTTATATGAAAGAATACGAAGGTGGTCCTTGTGTCCCAATTCCTGCTTCAGGTTCTATTGGTGGATGCGCGGCAGGTTATGAATATAAATTAGGTTATAGAAGTGGTAGTTTAACTCCTGAAATGGGATGTTACCCTATTGGTTCTACTCAAGATATTAATACAGGAAGTAGCACTGGAAAAATTTTAGGTGGCGGTGCAGGAACAAATATCGGCGGCGGTGGAACTGTTCAAGGTGGTGGTGGTTCTTATGCAGATACTAGTGAAAAACAAGTTGGTATTGGTCAAGGTGGACAAAGTACTGGTCTTACTTGTAATGAAAATCAAATATACGACCCTAAAACAGGAAGCTGTATGCCAAAATATACACCAGCTCCTGTACCATGTCCTGCAGGTTTTACTGTAAATAAAGCTACAGGTACTTGTATAGAAAGTCTTAATCCTCAAGATTATAAATGCCCTCCTGTTGATTTACCGACTCCTCCTAAATGTAAAAAATATGCAGTAGTTGGTAAAGATACATTTGGTTGCGATAGATTTGAATTAGTAGATGATGCAGCTAATTGTCCTGATGTAATTCAAGAAAAACCTATTGAATGTAAAGATGGTTTAATATATAGTGAAGCGTTAAAAAAATGTGTTAATCCAATTGATGAAACTAAGAGACCTCCATTGACAACTCCTGAAGGAACTTGTCCTGTTGGTTATGATTGGAGTATTGCTGAACAAAAATGTATTTCAAAATGTGAGGCAGGTAAAACTTATGACCCTGTCAACATGATGTGTGTAGAGCCTACTCCGTATACTCCAAAAACGCCTTATTGCTCTGCAAATCAAGTTTGGGATGAAGCACAACAAAAATGTGTATTCTCAGGAATAATTACAAAACCTCCTGTTACTTCACAAACTACTACTACAACTACTAAAGCTCCTGAAAAAGATAGTTTAGGTATACTTCCTGTTGGAGGTGGTACAACTGGTGGAGGTGGTGGAGGTGGTGGAGGAGAAGATACTTCTGCAACAATAGCGAAAAAGAATTACTTTTGGTGGTATGTTGGAGGCGCTATTTTAGCAATTTATCTTTATAAAAACTATCATAAGAAGAAAAAAAAATAATTAAATAATGGAACAAAATATAACTTCTCAACTAACACCAGCTCCTATGGCGCCTCCCCCAGCGCCTAGTGGTGTTGCTCCTATAGCTCCTCTTCCAGTTGCAGCTCCTCCTATGGCTTCTGCACCTATGGAAGACGGTGGTGCTGTTGTTAAAAAATCAGGTGGAATAAAAGAATGGTTTAATGATATTAATATAGTTGATGTAGCTGTAAGTGCTGTTATAGTTGGTGCAATATTATACACAGTTCATTATTATAAATTTATGATGATGTTAGAAAAATCAGGTTACGCTGATTTGAATACTAAAGTAGCTAAATTACAAAGTGCCATAGATGCTCAAAAAGCTGAAATGAACGCTGCAGGTAATGGTAAGCTAGATAGACAACGCAGAAAACCTGTAATGAGATTAGCATAAAATATATCCTTTATGAAACAAAATAATAAATATATAATTCTAGGTCTTTTAGCAATTGGTGGCTATTTATTGTATAGAAAATATATGAAAAATAGTTCAACACAACCTGATTCTAATGTAAATTTTTTGGGTTTAAATATCCCTCCCATTCTAAATGATTGGAAAGATAATTTTGATAATAAAAGATTAGATGAAATAACCAATAATTATACACCTGACGGTATTTTAGTGTCTACTTTTGGAGATATTCTAAAAGGTAGAAAAAATATTAAAGACTATTTCAAAGGTTTATTTGAAAAAGATAAATTAAGTGTTGATTATTTAGGTACTCCTGATGTGAAAGACTTGAAAGATGTTAAAGTATATACAGGTTTATACCAATTTAATTATTTAGAAAATGGTAAAATGAATCATGTTAAATCAAGATATTCATTCATTTCTAAAGAGATTGATGGTAAAACTTATATATTGAAACAACATTCTAGTGTTGCTAATTAAAAGTTAAAAAAAACCATAAAATATGTTAGATTCAATATCTTGGGGAAACCCTTTGCAAAAGCATTTGCCTTACATTGAAAAAGATAATCTTACTTTTCTTGAAAAGTATTATCCTCAATTAATCAAGTATAGTTTCCCAAAAAACACTTCAAAAGCTACAAGAGAAGAATTAAATCAACTTGTAGATAATATTGAAGTAGCTAAAGCAAACCCAGAGCATTTAAAAAGATATAAAGCTTATGATAACTCTCTTGTTAAAATATTTGGAGATGTTATTATTGATAATAATTTAGGAGAAAAAGGAGCTGATTTAGTAGATAAATTATTTGATGATACAGTCCCTTTAATATTAAAACTTAAATTTTTTTTTCAAAGACCAAGACCGTATCAATTAGCTTATGCTTATAAATTAAAACTTTTCCCATTTTCATCTCCATCTGCAGATTCTCCGTCTTATCCTGCAGGACATACTTTGCAGTCTGCATTGATTTGCTATGTGTTAGGTAATCATTTTCCTGAAAAATTTGATTATTTCCAAAATTTAGCTAAAGATATAGAGTATAGTAGATTGTTTTTAGGTTTACATTACCAATCAGACAATGATTTTGCTCTTTACATATTTGATTTAATCATTAGAGATAAGGAATTTAAGGCTAAATATGGTTTATAATGGAATTATCAGCTTCAGGCGCTTCAGTTCAACGACAGACATATAAAGGTTGGGTAACAATATCTGAGAAGAGATATTATTTAAAAAGTAAATGGGAATATAGATACGCTATGTATTTAGATTTAATGAAAAGGAATAATCATATTATAGATTGGGAGTATGAACCTAAAACTTTTTATTTTGAAGGTATTAAAAGAGGAACTACAAACTATAAACCTGATTTTAAAGTCATATTTCCATCGCAAAATGAAGAGTGGTATGAAGTTAAAGGCTTTATGGATTCTAAATCTGCTACTAAAATAAAAAGAATGGCAAAATATTTTCCAAACATAAAACTTAATGTAATAGATAAAACTTGGTTTAATAATAATTCAAAAGTATTAAAAAAGATTATTAAAAATTGGTAATAAATTGTAATTTTAAATATATTTACTATGTTTAAAATATAATAATGAGACAAAATGAAAATGTTGATTTACTTCAAAAAGTTTTAGATAGTGTATCTAGAAGAGGTTATAAAAAAACTTTAGATTTATTATCTTTTAAAATAGAAGATAATGTTGTATTAAGAAAAACTAAAGATAAGTTAATAATAGCAGAAGTAATAAAAGCATTCAATATTAGTAAAGATGATTTATTTTTAAGCAGATATGAAAGAGGAGAATTAAAATATGCTATTGGATTTTGTGTATATTATTTATATAAGTATAAAACTTTAGGTGAAATTTATAAAACTATATTTAAAAATAAAAATAAAGCTCAATTATCAAAATATAGACAATTAATAGTAGAACTTAACCCAAAAATTGAACAAGATAAAAAATATATTACGTTATTAGAAAGTTTAAACGAAATAATAGAAAAATAAAAATAAAATAAATGAGTACAGAACAAAAAATAACCAATGAAGAAGTAAAACCTACTCCAACTAGTGCTAATTACAATCCTTTCATGCAACAAGTTAGTGAGAAGCCATATTCTACTATGAATGTTGGAGTAACACAAGACCAATTAAAAGGAGCAATTCCAGAACCAGTATTTACTCCATTTACAATTGATTCTAACGAGAATCCATATAATATGTTAGGTGGAGAAGGACAACCAAGTAGTAATTTAGGTTCAAAAAATAATTCAGCATCTTTTAATCCAATGATGAATGATATTAATGATGGAGATAAAAAGCTAGGTGCACAACACATGGCTAAATTATTGGTAGATGGTTATGAACAATTACATGTTTTTGGTAATAAAGCTTTACAAGTACCAGAAAGAAAGATTAGAAAAATGGAACAAGAAGGTCTTATTGACTTATCAATTCCAATTCCGTATGAATATGGTAAAACAATTACTGCTGGAGAGTTTTTACAAGATTTTAATGAGCAAAATAAAGATGCTTTAACAGTATCAAAAGAATTTAAAAAAGAAGTTACTCCTGTATTAACTAGAGTGTTAGAAAAAAGAGGAGCAGGTTTAACCGATGAACAATATTTAGGTTTTTTAGTTGGTAAAGATTTAATTGTAAAATTAGTAATAGTAGCACAATTACGTTCTACTATGAATGATATGATTAATGTAATTAAAGACTATACAGAAGCCACAAAAGCTGGAAATGGTGTAACTCCACAACCACAACAAAAAACAACTACACAACAACCAGTAACTCCAACACCTACAACATCTGAATATCAATATCAAGAACCTAATCATTCAGCTTCTGATTTTAATTTCCAAGATAATGAAGTTGTAATGAATAGCACTGTTCAACAAATGCAAGTACCTAGCACAGGTAAAGCAAGAGTTATTGCACAAATTCAAAAAGAAAAGAAATGGAAAAATGATTCTGATAAATCAGTTGAAAATTCATCTTACGAACAAGCAATGAAAGAAAGAAAAAATGGAAATAAAAGAGGAAGAAAACCAAAAGATTATATTCAAAATGTAAAAATAGATGAACAAGAAATTGCAGAATCAATTATATTAAATGAATCTATTAATCAACCTAAAAAGGAAAAAGACCCTTATTCAGATTTAGATTAATATGAAAGTTAAAAACTTACATTGGATAGAGTTTAAAAAAACAATCATATCTTGTATTAAAATATTTGAAAAAGAATCACTTAAGTTTGAATTTCCAATTTATGATGAAGAAGATTTTACAATTCTTGTAGAAGATTGTGAGGTATTTCCTATATTTACAAAAAAAGAAGATTTTTTAAAAGTAGAATATGATTTTACATTTTGTGAAACTTTAATTAGAACATTAAGCTTTTCAAAATATAAAGATGCAATAAGAATAGAAGTAACTTTGAAAGATAAAAGCGTTTAGTATGTCAAGAGAACCTATGTTGATGGCAGCGTGTGGAAAAAAAGGAGTTGGAAAATCGTATCAACACATGATTTTAATGAACCAATATGTTCAAGGAGATTATTATAATGGTGTCAGAGGTAGAAAGTGTTTGATTATGGATGTCAATGATGAATATGGTGTAGGTACTTATTATGTACAAGCTTTATCATTGAAAGATGTTCCATTATTTACAGTGCATCCACATATAGAAATAAGAAGAATTAGACCTTTTCATCCAAATGGAACTAGAATGACGTTAGATGAATGGGCTCAAGCTTTATTTTATGTGTTAAGTAGATTTAGAAATGGTTTATTATTAATAGAAGATGTCAATAAATTTATTGGCGACCATTTACCAAATGATTTAGTAGGCTCAATTGCAACTAATAGACATATAGGTTTAGATATTATTCTATCATATCAATCTTTAGGTAGAATTAATACAAAAATATGGGGTAATTTAAACCAATTAAGGTTTCATAAAAATAATGAAAGTGTAGAAAGACATTCTTTAAAATTTCCTGATAAAGCAGAATTTATGAGAATTGCAGAAATTATGGTTAATAATGAATACGCTAGAGGTAATAATAGATACTTTGTTTATGTAGATATGGATGAATCTAAAATTAGAGGTAATATTAGTGATGAATTAAGAGATGAAGCTTTAAATGAATATATTAATGAAAACTACAATAATATATTAAAACCTTATTTAGTTCAAAGAAATGGAAGCAAAAAAAAGCATACTGTAGAAACTGCTATAAAAGAAGTAAAAACTAAATTAATTTCAGCTTACTTTTAGTGTATTTTATTTATTATAATTAATTGAATTGCAATATATTATATTTGCAATGTTAAATCTTTTCAGTATTTTTAAATATATATTTGTTATTTAACTAAAAATAGTAATTTATTTTAATTAATAAATTTTGATTACTTAATTTTAAACTGTCAATGCTGAATCTGTATTCACAATGGCAATTATTCATAAAACAATTAAATAGTATTAAAATGAATTTCAAAGCAATCGCAGGACAATTACTAATTGTTGCAGGTGGTGTTGCTCTTTACATGTTGGCTATAAAGCCTATGTTAGACAAAGCCAATGTAACTAAGTAATTATAGAAGTAAACGAATTGAAAATTAAATTAATTCAAAAATCAAAATTCATTAAAAATGAGTAGTATTCAACGCTATTTACAAATGGCAAACCGTCAAGTAAACGAATCGTTTATTGGCGTAGATGGTTTCGTAGACGATGACATGTATTTTGCAGCTGGAGATAATTTCTTCGGTGCAGACGGAACAGAAGCAGCTCCTGCTGCTGCAGCTCCTGCAGTTATGCGTTCTCAACCTTACATCTTAACAGTATCTAATGCTTCTAACGCGGCAGTTACTATTGATGTATTTGGAGCTTATATCTATTTGAACAACGCAGGTTTTTCAGGTGGAAGCTTAACAGTAAGCAACGTAACAATCACTTCAGGATTGTCTAACGTAACTTATTACAACTTATTGAACCAATCATCTGTATCTCCATTCACAATTGGAAGTACTTTGATTTCTTCAGTAAATGGTACAACTAGCCAAGTGTTACAACCTTTAACACTTAGTACTTTAGATGCAAATGGTAACCAAGCAACTAAAATCTTAACTCCAGTTATTGACCCGTATCAACAACAAAGTGGTGTTATTGAATTGAAACAACCATTCAGAATTGATGGTTTTACTAAGTTAACTTTCAGCATTTATGCTTCAAGTTCAGTTCAATTCCAATTCTACCCTTCTGATACTATCAACATCGCAAGAGGTTTAGGTGGTAACGCTGTATCTAAACAATATGGTAGTCCAAAGATTATCAGACCAGCTTCTCGTTAATTCAAGAAGATTTGGGAAAATATAAAAAGAGGGTGTGAGTGTGATTTTATCTTACTCCGCCCTTTTTTTCATTAAAATTTACAAATTATGTCATTACCTAGAGTAAATATATTTAATTACACGGCAGCAGCAAATCCTTATTTTGTTAAAAGTTTAGCTCATAAATATGGTTATGAGTTTGATAAAGACCAAAAATTAGATACTGTATTGCAACAATTAGTAACTTATGAAGGTGAACCTATAATGATGGAAATAATTGAGAATAATCCTGATAAAGATTTATTTATGGATTATTTTGAGAAAAAATATGGCAAAAAAGAAGAAAAGAATAATTCAAATGAATTAGGTGGCGCAAGATTACTTGATACTTATATGAATTTCACAGGACAATTACAAGCTGCACAACAAACTGCTGAAAATAAAATGATAACAAAAGAAACAAGTGTTATGGTTTTACTTGGTGCAGTACTTATTTCATTCGCAATAATGTTTAAAAATAACAAATAATATGGCACTTTCAGCAATAGAAACTGTAAAAGAATTAATTTCATACTCAGTTGTAACAGATAAAAATGGTTTAGTTAAGTTATTAGAAAGAAATGGTATTCAATTACCAAATAATCCTTCTGATAATGAAGTAACTGTTGCTGTTTTAATGGCAAATAACAGAAGTGGTGTTTTCAGAAATGAATTAAAAAAATATTTAGGAGCATTAGTTCCAGAAGTATCTAATTACACAGTACAATTAAGTGGAGGTATGAATTTCACTGGTACAGATGATTTTTCTTTTACTGCAGGAGATGAATTTTATAATTTAACTGCAGGTCAAGCAAAAAGAGTTACTGATACTAATCCTTCCGGGAAATCAAAAGTGGGAATAGCATTAGCTAGTATAGGTACATTTTTTAAAGATAATGTACTTACAAAAGACAATATTAATTCAGGTATACAAATTGGATTAACTAGTTTAGCTAATAAGACTAATGCACAACAAAATGCTGTTACTGCTCAGTCTTTACAACTACAAAATTATCAAGATACTTTAAGACAACAACTTCCTAACGCTTCAAAAAAATCTAATACTATGTTATATGTATGGATTAGTGTTGGTGTTTTAGCTGTTGGTGTTTTAGGTTTTGTTTTATATAAATCATATAAAAAGAAATAATATGTTAAAAGGTAAAAATTTATTGTTGTTATTAGCAATTGCAGGCGTATCTTATTATTATTTAGTATGGCAAAAAAGCGCTAAAGATAAAGAAAATGATGCTGCAAAAGCTAAAAAATAAAAAAATGATTAATAGTAAAAAAATATTATTAATTGGAGGTGTTTTGGTAATAGCGTATCTTTTATTAAAAAAGAAAAAAAATACTATTGTTAGTGAAAATGGAAAAGAAAAGATTTCGCAGTTTGACCCTATAAATGTTAAACCAATGCCATGGATAGGTGTTCCAAATTCACTTACTGAAATTAAGATAAATTAAAATGACTAAAGAGAATAAACAATTATTATTAATAGGTGGATTTATATTTGTTTTATATACACTTTATAAGATATATGAAAAGAAATATCAATCAGTTCCTGATTCAGTAGTAATTCCAACAGAATTTGAAAATTAAATTAAATAACAAACAAAAACTACAATTATGTTAAAAGGTAAAAATTTATGGATTTTATTAGGTGTAGGTGCTGTAGCATACTATTATTTTATGATGAAAAAGAAAAAAGATGCTGCTTCTGCTGCTTCTACAACTCCTGCTGTTAAAAACTTTACAGGAGACCATGGTATTTTAGCAAAACAAAATTAATTAGAAATTAAAAAAGTAAAAAAATGTTAAAAGGTAAAAATTTATTAATTATTGCAGGTGTTGCTGCTGTAGGTTATTATTTATATAAAAAAAATCAAGCTGCTAAAGTAATTGCTCCTTCAACTGCTGCAACTAATTTTACAGGTAATTTAGGTGTACTTAATGCTGATGGCGCACATTTAACTGATAGACAAATTAATAGAATTGCAAACGCTAGTCCTGAAAGAGCTCAAAGAATTTATAATAGAGTTTCAAAAAGAATGGGGATTAGATAAAAATTAAGTTATGACAACTACAAAAAAAGTACTTTTATACGCAGGGATATATATTATAGGTTATCAATTATGGAAATACTATAGTAAGCCTAAAAGCGTATTAGTAAAAGGTTCTGATGCTGACACACCTGAAAAGGTAGAATATAGCACAGGAAAAGAAGGTATGTTAGGTTCTGATGGTTCTTTAGATACAATGATTAATTTAAAGAAGCCCATCTATATTAGACCTCAAAATTCTATTCCTGATGTATATGATAGAGGTATTGGACAATTTATTAATTGTAGTGGTGGTTATATGAACGCTTCAGGTTTTCATGAAAACTTAGCTACGGCTTGTAACGCTAGAACTGTAAAAAAACTTGGCGCTACAAAAATTGATATTCCTATAATACCTCAAAATTAAAATAAAAACAATGGCAGAGGCGAAAGATATATTAGATAAAGTAAAACAATTAAAATCTAATTCTGAAAGCATGGCTTTGAAGAAAATGAAAGGTACAGTTTCAGGAGCTTTAATTGGTATGGGTGGTGGCTTACTAATAGGATTTACAAGAGGCTATAATTTAGTCTCTTCTGCGTTTGTAGGAGCTTTACTTGGAGGAGTTATATCTCAAGTTTTATTACCAAAATTAGATGATAGCAATGAATAATAAGTATATTAAATTTGCCGCTTTAGCAGCTATTACAGTAGGTGGTTACTTAGTGATTAAAAATCTATTAGGTAAATCTGTTGGAGTAACAAAACAAGTAGGTGATTCAGAAAGTGGTTTAGATAATGGGAAAGCTGCAGTTTCTAATTACTTCCCTTTAGCTAAAGGTAGCAAAGGAGAAAAAGTTAGAGAATTGCAGACTATTTTAGTAGGTATTGATGCAAATTCACTCCCTAAATATGGTATTGATGGAGATTTTGGAAGTGAAACTGAAGCTGCTTTATTTAAGTATTTGAATAAGAAGCAAGTTGATAATCAAGAAGACATAGCTACATTAAATTCTTTAAAAACTACAGCTCAATCAAAAGCTTTAGAATCTTCAATTAATGCTAATAGAAGTATAACTGCGAATGAAATTATCAATGATTGGAAGCTTAATAATATGAAAAATATATACGCATCTAATGATTTAGGATATGTTATTGGTAATTTATCTGCATCAGGTTTAGAATTAAATTCTGTAAATAAATTTGCTAAAAAAGGTGAAACTATAGTTAATGGTTTTGAAATAAAAGATATGAAAGTTTTACCTAGTGGTTATATTATGGCTTCTATAGGAACAGGTACTTTAGGATTAGATAGTAGATTTGCTAAATTTAGCCCTTTTGGTGTCATGATAAAGTAGTAATTTTAAAATAAAAAATAACCATAAAATGGAAGAAATAAATTTAGATAAAAAGCTTACTGCCAACCAACTTTTTAAAGAATATAAAGATGAAGGAGGCACATTGAATTTTTCAGATTGGTTGACTAGAGAAAAGACAAAAGGTATTTTCCCTATAAATTTGAATCTAAATCAAGAAGTAAGTAAAAAATTAACTGATTTAAAACAAGAAGAAATGAATAAAACAGTTTTAGGTTTCCCTGTAAGCACCTTATTAATAGCAGGTGGAGTAATTATAGTAGCAATAGTTGCTGTTAATGTATTAAAAAAGAAAGCATAATGAAAAAAGATAATTTTATTTGGTGGGTATTAGGAGGCTTTGGAGCTGTTGCTCTTTGGTATTATTATCAAAATAATAAAAAGAAAAGTGTAAGTACTAAAGAGTTAGTAGTAGATGTTCTTCAAGAAGAGCAAGATAAGTATAGTACACCTTTTAAAGCTGAGTATAATATTATTATGCCTGCTGATTTAGTGTCAAAGAGAGTAAAAGAAAAGGCGGCTGTGTTAACTGCAGGTAGATATGAAATACAGCCTGATAAAGTACAAGCACCATTATTTATATAAGATGCAGTACAAATTGTGGACAAGATATGAACCATGTATGGTTAAAGTTGTGGTAAAAACAAATTCACCTCAACTTATTGTGTTAAAGGCATTTGATGCTACACAAGCCAATACAGTTTTTATGGAAAGGGAAAAAACTATTGATGGAACGCAAGAGTTGTATGTAAGGATGCCATTATCCCCTAGTTCAACTGCTTTAGCAATTTATAATAAAAAAAATGGCAACTTGGCAAAAGGTCAAGATAGTTCTTTTGAAGTTTCTCAAATTAAAAAAGAAGATTTGGACATTACTTTAGCTAAAACTAAAATGGACAATTCTTTAGTTAGAAATTTTGTTGCTTTTGCTCAAAAGTTTGCATTTAACGCTGGTTGGATTCAAGCTCCAAAAGATTATATAAGTACAGTAGGTGCTTTTAAAATAGAATACTTACCTTATATAACAAACAACAAAACTAATGCTAAGATGGCTACACCTGCTCGTATAAGTACCAAAAATGGTAGAATACAAGTGTCTCAGGAAGCTTTCTTACCATTTACTATACCAATGAGAATGGCAATATTATTACATGAGTTTAGTCATTTTTATTTGAATAGTGATATTTCTAATGAAACTGAAGCTGATTTGAACGGACTTACAATTTATTTAGGATTAGGCTACCCTATCAAAGAAGCCTATTCTGCTTTTATAGATACCTTTATTGGTTATCCTACTGAGCAGAATAAAAGAAGATATGATATAATCAATAGGTTCATTAAAGATTATATTGAAGAATATAAAATAAAAGATGTCTACGCAGTAGGCGAATAAAAATAAAAGTTATGGCAGACAAAGGAGCACTTAGAGTTTATACAGAATTACCATCTTGGGCAAAAGGAGTAGTTGTTGTAGGTGGGCTTGTTGTAGGTTATTTAGCTGTTACATCTATTTTAAGAGCTATTAAAGCTAAAAAAACAGAGGCTGAATCAAAAGCTGAAATTTCACAAGCTAATACTGAATTAAATACTCAAATAAAATCAGGAAATGGTCCAACAATTCAAAGAAGTCAAGCAGAAGTTATGGCTAATGCTATAGTTGCTGCTTCAAATGATTGTGGAACTGATGAAAAACAAATTTATGCTCAATTTGATAAAGTAAAAAATCAAGCTGATATATTGTTATTTGTAGAAGTTTTTGGTTTAAGAAAGAAAGTAAGATGCCCATTTAGTGATGACCCTAGAGAATCATTTTTTAGTTCAGATACTCCTCCAATGTCATTATCTGCTATGATAAATTCAGAATTAGATACTACTGAAATTCAAACTTTAAATAATAAATTAGCAACAAAAGGAATTAAATATAAATTTTAATATATGGCACTTTTTGAATCAGAAAAAACAAGAATAACAGAAGCAAGTAATAGTTATGCACAAAAATATCCTTTAAGTGAGAATATATCTAACTTACAAGCTAGTGTTAATGCAGCTAATGTTGATTTAGTTAGTTTAAGAAATGAACAACCTGAAACTGCTGGAGGTAAGCGTGTAAGACAAAGAAACATTACTGCTCTATCTAATAGAATTATGCAGCTTCAAAATAAAATTAAAGATTTACAAAGTGGTATGAGTGGAAGTGATATTATTAAAATTGCTTATCCTTCTTACTCTACTCTTCCAAAAGTAACTAGTCAAACTATTTTAGGAAGTACACCATATAGCTTTCAAATACCTATGTTGAATATGCCAAATAGCGTTAAGAATATAAAAAAATCAAAACCTGCTTCAAAAACAACTGATACAAGAGATTTAGCTGACAGTATTGCAAATAACAATGGTATACCTGTTGCAGGAGAATCAAATGGTGCTGTAGGTGATTATCCTCCTCCTTATGGAGTTCAAAATACAAATACTAAATCAATACTATTATATGGTGGTTTAGCGGCAATAGTGGGAATTACAGCTTATTTCATGTTTATAAAGAAAAAATAATTATATGGCATTATTAGGACCAACAGGAAAAAAAATAGCAATAGGAGCAGCAGTAGCAGGTGGTTTAACACTTGCAGGAATAGGAATTGCTAAAAACGCAGAGCAAAAAAGAGTTTTAGCTGCTGAAGATGATATGAAGAAGAAATATCCTTTTTCAGAAAATTGTCTTGAAATGCAACATATATACAAAACTGCAAAACTTACTTTAGCTCAATTAGAAGCTGAATCAGGTGGAGATGCAGGTGCTAAAAGAGTAAGAGCAAGAAATACAGCAGCTTTAAAGAAAAGAATTATAGAACTTGAAAATTATATACCAAATTTAGATTGCTCAAAGGCAGTTTTAGCTCCTGATGGGTTACCACAAGGTGCTGTTGCTCCTGCATCTAATGTTACTAAATATTTGTTATATGGCGTTGCAGGTGTGATATTATTGGTGGTATTTTCTAACTTAATGAAGAAAAAAGACTAGTTATGGCAATAGACATGATTGAAAATAATGAGCTTGGTGCCCTTGCAAAAAGCAGATTAGGTGATACTAAGCAGTTTACTAATGAAAACCAAAAGTATAAAAACTTCTCAGGTAATGAGGATGTTTTTCAAAGAGTAGACATTAATGAAGAGTTTGAAAACCTTTTTGGAAGTAAAACATTCAAAGATAATAAAGCAAAAGCTACTAAAGAAGCTGAAGATTTTGTTGCAGCTTTACCAAAAGGTAATTGTGATGATATTGAGAAAAGCTTGGGAAAACTTGCTTTATATATTGAAGCTCAAACAAAAGAATTAGGATTAGCTAAAGGCCATGTTACAGAATACCCTAAAAATAGATTAACAGTAGCTAGAAAAGCAGAAGCTGATTTAAAAATGACTCAATCTAATTTAGATTGTTTAAATATACAAGCTAAAGCACAATCTGAAGCTAAAAAAGCTGAATTGATAAAGACTTTAACTAATGTTTCAGAAGCTAGTGTTCAACAAGCGAAAACAGACCTTTTTGGTACTCCTACAGGACAACCTTTGTACGCACCTGCTACAACTGACCAAGGAGCATTAAGTTCTGTTCAAAATGCTCTTGTTTCTAACAAAAATTTATTAATTTATGGTGGTATTGGAGTAATTGTATTAATTTTATTATTAAGAAGAGATTAAGAATGAAATATTTAAAACCTGCATTAATAATTAGTGGACTTGGCATAATTGGTTATGCCCTTTTCCGTTATTATAAGAAGCAAATAGACTTTGTAAAAGATATTCAATATACCATTTCAGGGTTAAAAATAGTAAACATTTCAAAAGAAGATGTTACACTTGAAATATTTTTAAAAGTTTATAACGCATCAAATGTAGAAGCTAAAGTAACTGAGATTTATTTAGATGTTATGATGAATGGCACTAAAGTAGGTTCTATAAATGAATCAAATGAGTTTACAATTATGCCAACACAGACTACTGATGTAAGCTATAAATTTAGTTTTAATCCAAGTTTAGTAATAAAAAATATTGTTAATATTTTAACTTTAACTGTTCAATTGAAAGATGTTGTAATAGTAGCAGATGGGTATATGAAAGTAAAAAGTGGTTTTTTATCAACAACAATTCCATTTACATATCAAAACACATTAAAAAAACTTTTAAAATAATAATAAATGGGAGCAACTAATTCATTTACATATAGCTTAACTAATGGTTCATTAACAATAAATTCAAGTGATAATGTGTTAAGATTTAGTGTTATGTGTAAACAAGGTACTATATCTTTATTAGGTACTACTTCTTTTAAAGGATTAACACCAAGTGCAATTACATTTTCAGTAGGTCAAGGTGCTACAGAAACTGCAGCTAGTCCTTCTCAACCTTTAGATGGAATAACTATAACAGCAGGAACGGCAGGAGATATTGCAACAATATTACTTTCTACTACATAAAAATATTAAAAAAAAATCATAAAAATGGAAGAATTTATTTTATCAGAAACAAGAACAATTTTTAACAAAGCCATAAAAAGATTTGCGAAAGAAAATAAGAAAGATAAATTAGAGGTGTCTTTTCTTTTAAAATTGACTCCAGAAAGGGAAGTTGGTTATATGTATTGTCAAGACCATACACCATTCAGAGAAACTAATATTAAAGAGATATTAAATGTTAGAGCTTTTGATATGAAGGGATATACTGTTTTAGTACCACCTCAAATCAAAAATATTATAGAGAAATTAGAGGCTCGAATGAGCTCAAATAATATAGAAGTATGTGTTTACCTAGATAGAGAAGATGAAGATGAAGTTCGTTATTTTGTATATCAAGATGGTAAATATGTAAAAGAAGTTAATTTACTTGAATTGATTAAATAATTTGCAATGAGTAGTACATTTTTAGGAGGAGATAGTTTTAGTTTATTTAGTGGTGGCTCAGGAGGAGGCACTAGTGGAGTTGTTGGTTCTAGTGGAACTAGCGGTCAAACTTATGGAACTAGTGGAACTAGTGGTCAAGGTACAAGTGGAACAAGTGCAACAAGCGGCACAACAGGTACAAGTGGAGTAACAGGAACTTCAGGCTTAACAGGAACTTCAGGAACAAGCGGTGTAACAGGCACAAGCGGAACAAGTGGCGTAACAGGAACTTCAGGAACAAGTGGTATGGGAACAAGTGGTACAAGTGGCTCTTCAGGTTCTAGTGGAAATGGTACTGCAGGAACAAGTGGTGGAACAGGTACGGCAGGTACTAGTGGAGTAAGTGCTGCAGGAACAATAAAAAATTATCAAGTAGTAATAGCTACATCAAATGGTTCTTTAAGTAGTGTAACAAGTGCAACTGACCCTGTTGGAGCAAATCTAATAGGTGCTGCAGGATGGACATTCACCATAGATAGTAGTACTCAATTTACTATAACACATCCTTTAGGAAATGTTTTTATTAGTGCTTTTACTAATGGTTTAAATGGTTCTAATGTTCTTACAAGAACTTTTTCAGGAAATACAACAGGAAACTATAGTATGTTTCAAAATAGTACTTTTACATCTATCATTTTTTATAGTTTATCAGGTACATTAGCAGGATATGCAACAGTTGGTTTAGGTACTTTAACAATTAATTTTCAAGCAAAAGTTTAAATAATGTATGGCTCAATTGATAACCCCTCCTATTTGTATACCTGCGAGTATAAACTTTGGGTCTACAACAGTTGCTTCAACTTATTCTAATGCACTTTCTCCATGGAATGGTTCATCATTTACATTTAATTGTACATTTTCTGTTTTAATTCAAGAAACAAGTTCTTACGATACAAATCCAATATTACAATATAATGCCAATAATCTAAGTGTTGGGATGTGGTTTGGACTTCCTAATGGAAATTGCTATAGAATACAATCAATAACATCAGTAAACGCACAAGGAACATCCTGTGTATTAGTATTAAAAGATGTTGATTTATACAATTTAGTAGTAGATAATACAGGAAATGGAAACAACTTTCCTCCTGAAGGTTTTGTTGGGTTATTTTTTACTATAGGTTCAGATGGTCTTCCTGTAATTACACCTACAGAACAAATAAGAAGTCAGATTGGTGATATTACCAATTGGCTTAATGATTTACATGATAGATTTAGATTTAGAAACTATATAACTGATTATTTTACATTAAATATTAATGATAATAGTTATACAGGTATTGTAGAAGGAAACTTTGTTAAAATTAACTCTAGTGGTAGCTTTGTTAAAGTTACAGGAACTACAGAAAATGATTTATTAAGCATCGCAGGTATAGTATCTTCAGCAGATACACCTGAACAAGGTAATTTAAGAGTTAGACCTTTAGGAAGAGTTGTTAGCAACTTAAATATTTTAGTTGGAAATATTGGAGATGTATTATATTTTGACCCAAATCAAATTGGTAGTCTTACTTCTACAAAGCCTGCAACAGGCGTTTTTCCTGTTTATATAAAATTAAGCTCGACAAGTGCTATATTAAAGAGTGGTGGCGTAGGTGCAAGCGGTACAGCAGGTACAGCAGGTTCTAGCGGAACTGCAGGAACAAGCGGAGCAACAGGAACAGCAGGAACTTCAGGTATAAATGGTGTATCAGGTGGTTTAATATATTGGATGAATCAATCTATTAATACAAGTAGTGCTTTTGGTACACCTACATATAAGCAATTAAGTACTAATCCAACTATAACAGGTCAAACAAGTCAAGATTTAACATTAGGAGCAGGAGCTACAGGTACATTTCAAACTTTTGCAACTGATAGCGGTGTTCCGGGTTTAACTTCAATACCTGCAGGGAATTGGGCATTTATAGTACACATACAAAATATAAATACAACTAATGGTTGGGATATTTATGTAGAGTTGTATACCTATACAATAGGTGGTACTTCAACTTTAGTACTTACAACTAATAGGGTTTTAATTTTAAATAATGTAGATATACAACAAGTTTATGTTGATGGATTTTGGAATGGTGGAGCAATAAATTCTACAGATAGATTATATGCTAAAATAATTGGTAAAAATAACGGTACAGGTAGTAAAACTGCTACTTTTTATACAGAAGGAAGTTCATTTTATTCATACGCACAAACTACATTTAATGCTCCATCAGGAACAAGTGGTACAAGCGGAGTAAATGGCACATCAGGAACAAGCGGAACAAATGGCACATCAGGAACGAGTGCTTCTAGCGGAACTTCAGGAACAAATGGAACTAATGGAAGCTCAGGAAGTAGTGGTACTACAGGAACTTCAGGTTCTAGTGGTAGCTCAGGTTCATCAGGCACTTCGGCAACAAGTGGAACAAGCGGAAGTTCTGGGTCTAGTGGTAGTTCAGGAACTTCAGGTATTTCGGGTAGTTCTGGGACTAGCGGAAATTCGGGGTCTAGTGGAACCACAGGGACTAGTGGGACATCAGGAAGCTCTGGTATTACACCTTCAGTAAGTGGGGCTAGTGGTCAAATAGCTTACTTTAATGGTACTTCATCTATTACAAGTGATGCTACCTTTACTTATTCTCCTACTTCTCAACTATTAGTTAATAATAGTGTTACGGCTGCATCAGCAATAGCAAGAGGAACTAATCTTACTCCTACTCTTGTAGCAGCAGCTAATGGTGATGTATTAGTAGGATTAGATATTAACCCTACGTTTACCAATGGTGCTTTTACAGGGGTATCAAACTATGGAGCAAGAATACAAAAGACTGCATTATTTAATGATACTTGGGCAAATACGCAAGCTATTTTTGGTAGTAGTGGTCAAGGCGGTAAAATAGCCTTTGCTAGAGGTCAAGACGGTTTTGCAGGTGCTACAATTGGATTTACAAACGCAGGCAGTTCAACCAACTTTGCAATAACAAATGTTTCTGGTGGTTTACTTGATATAACGCAGAATGCTGGAACATCTACATCACTAAGTGCTACGAATGCAAATGGCTTCGTATTAATAAGAGCAACAGGTGCTTCAGGCTACTTGCAATTTCAAACGGCAGGTACCGTAAATGCTCAAGTATTCTCCACAGGTAACTGGCTTTTACAACAAGGAGGTACTTTTACAGATGCAGGATATAAATTAGATGTAGCAGGAACAACTCGTTTAAACGGATTACAAACCTTTGTAGGAACTACTGCAAGTGATGGAGGACAATTAGGAGCTGAACTTTTATCATCTTCAGGTTGGACAAGTACAGGTTGGACAGGCTCTTATCCTTCGTTTACGCATACTACAGGTAATACTACAAACTTAACAAATACGTTGGCTGCGGTTGTAGGTAATAACTATGCATTTACTTATACGATTACAACAAGAACGGCAGGTACAATTACCTTTTCTTTTGGTGGATTAACTTTTTCAGGAGCATCTTCTTCAGGTGTCGCTTATGGAAAAGCTACATCAACCGCTTCATTAGTTATTACACCTACTACTGATTTTGATGGAACAGTTGTTATGTCTATTAAGCAAGTTACCGCAGGTTCAGCAACAACTACTTTCCAAAATAGTTCAGCAATTGCAAACATAGAAGTAAGAGCAAGTGGAGCTTCTGCAACTAATACATTTATAGGCTTAAATAGTGGTAGATATAACGTAACAGGGGGAACTCAAAATACTTCACTAGGAAGTGGAACTTTAGCATCTATATTAAATGCTATAAGCAATACTGCAATAGGATATAATGCAGGAACTTTGATTACAACAGGTGGTAGTAATACTTTAATAGGAGTAAATGCAGGTCAAACTATTACAACAAGTTCTAATAATACATTAATAGGTTCAAACGCAGGTCAAGCTAATACTACAGGTTCAAATAATACAGCAGTAGGAGTAAGTGCTTTATTTAAAAATACAACAGGTGGTTACAACACAGCAGTAGGATTACTTGCTTTGTATAATAACACCACAGGTCAATTTAATAATGCAATAGGTGATAGTGCATTATCAGCAAATACAACAGGTCAGCAAAATAATGCTCAAGGTCATTATACGATGTATAACAACACTACAGGTTCTAATAATACTGCCTTAGGTAATAATGCCTTGCTTGCAAATACAACAGGTTCAAGTAATGTGGTAATAGGGAACGTTGCTGCAAATGCTGCTACTGTAGTTGATAATAGTATTATAATAGGAGCAGGTGCACAACCAAATGCTTCTTCTCAAGCCAACCAAATAGTTATAGGATATAATATTACAGGCTTAGGTTCTAACACAACAATAATAGGTAATAGTTCAACGACTACTGCTGCTATTTATGGTAACTTACTTTTAGGAACAACAACAGATTCAGGATATAAATTAGATGTAACAGGTACAGGTAGATTTACAGGAAATACAACAGTAAATGGTTTGGCAATAGCTGCTACTCCTTCTGCAAATAAACTAATTGCTTATGGTTCAACTAATATTGGTTTACCTCAATCTAGTGGTTCTACTTTTACAACAGGTATAGCAAGGTTATATGATTCTACAAATGTTACAATAGACTTTGGTACTAATGGTGGTGTTTCTCCATATCCTGCTTGGATTCAAGTTAGAGATGTAACAAATATGGCAACAAACTATCCATTATTATTGCAACCTAATGGTGGTAATGTAGGTATTGGTACAAGTAGTCCTAGTACTACTTTAGATGTAAATGGTGCAACTAAGATTACTGGACCGGGAAATACTTTAACATTAGCAAAATCAAATAATTATCCTGCATTAGCTTGGCAAGGTTCAACATATACTAATTTAATTGAATCAGGTGATGGATATATGGCATTTACGCAAAGTGGTGCTGAAAGAATGCGTATTACAAGTGCAGGTGATGTAGTAGTAGGTGGAACTTCAGCAGTTAGTTCTGCGGCAGGCAGAGGAAATATTACAATAAATGGTTCTTCATCTGCATTTTTAGGATATAGCGTTGCAGGTTCAAGAGTAGGATATTTATTTCACGATGGAGGTACATTCACATTAAATAATGATGTAGCTGGTACTATTGCATTTAATAATAATGGTGCTGAAAGAATGAGAATAACCTCAGCAGGTAATGTAGGTATTGGTACAAGTAGTCCTGCTTATACATTAGAAGTCGCAGGTACTTTTAAAGTAGGTGGTAGTGCATATTTTACAGGTTCAGTTTATAATTATGTAGGAGATTCTAGATTTTTTGCTCAAGGAGGAGGTAGTAATTATTTATATTCAGGTACTGCAAATATTACATTTGTTAACCAAGCTGATACTGCAACTTTAGCTACTATTAATGGTACAACAGGTGTATATACTCCATTATCGGATATTAATAAAAAGAAAGATTTTGAAGCATCTACAATAGGATTAAATGAAATTTTACAATTAAAACCTACATTATATAGATTTAAATCAGAAGATGAAATTTCTATTAAGCAATTAGGATTTATTGCTCAAGAAGTTAAAGATTTTATTCCTCAAGCATACGAAGAAAGTGGCCAAGAAGATAAAAGGTTCATAGGATTAAACTATAATCCAATTGTTGCTGCGTTAGTAAAAGCAGTTCAAGAATTATCAGCACAAGTAGAAGAACTAAAAAATAAATAATATGAAAACAATTCAACCTGTCCAAAGTTGGACAAACGGACAATCAGTAGAAGCAACAATTCTAAATGCTTATGCAATCAATGTTGCATTAGGAACATCAGCTACTTTCTATTATAGCCTATTAGATGATAATCTAGTTATGGTTGCTCAAGGCAATTTAACTATGAGTGGTGAGGCTTACACACAATGGACAGTTGACCAATATGCTTGGGATTGGATAGCTACTGAACTTAAACTTACAATCACAGGGGATTATGTTGCACCTATTATAGAGGAATCAGTAGTAAGTGAATAAATTTATAAAAAAATAACAATGCCAGATAAATCAGATATTGCTTTACGCAGTTTATGGAGAAAAAGATGGGGTTGATGAAAAAGGTAATGATATAATGCAAGGGGTAGACTATTCTAAAATAGTGCCAACATTAATCGCAGCTATTCAAGAATTAAATGAAAGATTAAACAAAGCAGGGTTGTAGCTACATTTGGATAATTAAATTAATTAAGTATGAAAGAAATAAATCAAAAAACTTACAAATGTAAGGTTTGCGATGAAAATTTCATAAAAAGTAAAACCACAGATAGATATTGCTCCCCAAAATGTGCCATAAGCGATTCTAAGCCTATTTCTAGGACTTTCACAAAGAAAACAGTATCTATATCAAACAAAAAATTTGATGCTGTAAAAAGCACCTTAAAATCAAATATTATAAAAGAAGAAGGATACATAAGTTGTCAATATTGTGGTATCAATAATAGTTTTATGTGGGAGACTCATCATATATTCTTTAGGTCTGAAATGCCCAACCACAAATACCTTAACGACCCAAGAAACCTTATTGTCCTATGCTGTCAATGTCATAGATGGTTTCATGAGAAAAAAGACAATAGAAATAGCCTTGTAGAGCAAAGAGGACTAAAAGAATTATTTGCATAAAATTTGTAAAAAATATATTAAATTTGACATTAAATTATAAAATATGGATATAGTATATAATTGGATATTGCAAAATGGGTGTATGGAAACAGCTCCTAATGATGATGGCTTAACAGATGTGGTTAAGTTTATTAATTGGAGAAGGTCTGCTACAACTATTGTAAATGAAAAAGAGTATTATACTTCTGTTTATGGACAATATGCTTGTTCTTCACCTAATCCAAGCGATTTCACTCCATATCAAGACTTGCTAGAAAGTCAAGTAGAAGCTTGGCTTGAATCAGGTTTAAATGTACCTAGTATAGATTTAGGTTTAGCAAATGTTTTAGAATCATTAATTAATCCTCCTATTGTAGTTTTGCCTAATCCATGGGACCCTACCACATCTACTACAACTACAACTACTACTCAAATTATAGGTAAATCAATATAATTTTAATAACAAAAAAATCAAAAAAATGAGTCAAGAAACACAAGAAACAAAACAATTGCCTATTCCTTCATTAACAGCAGAGCAAGTTCAAGTTTTGATAAACTACGCTAACGAAAAATTACCAACAATGTATGGTAAAGAAATTTTAAGCTTTATTGAGAAAGTAGCTGTTGATTTAGACAGAGCATCTCAAACAAAAGTTGAAGAAGCTCAAATTGTAGAGAAAACAAACTAATTACAAGAGAGGTAGGGCTAAAATCCTACCTTTTTTATTTTATCTAATACAATGCCAAGGGTAATACTTTTATGGCATTCAAATTGTCTTGGCGTATCTTCATGCTCAGGACACCAATTCCAAGAGCCTTTATTGAAGCGAAATGCAGGATTATGCCAACAACCATGACAAACATCCTCTTTTACTATCCTAATACAATTACTTTGAAATTCATGGTTTTTTGATGTAAAGTTGGAAATCATATACCCTTTCTTGCCAAGTGCCCAATTTAGCCAACTAATGCCACTAGAAAGGCCTATATACCCATCTGCATGGTGTAGTATGTTCATCACATTTTGCAAGCATTTGTCTTCAGGTGTAATAATATTATCAAAATGAGTGCTTTGTTTAGATACTTCAACCACTTTATAGCCCATATTGATTAGCTCTTCAATTAGCTCTTGCCAATAATACCAATGCTTTAGTTGAGATGTAGATATGGTCGAAATAGCGATATATTTAGTTTCATAAGGCCTCTCTATTGGCTTAAAATCAATTATTGGTAATGTTTCTACAAAAGGTAGGTTTAAGATATTAGTAGCTGTTTTTTGCAAAGGTATGGTAGATGGTAAAACAGGTTCTTTCATCTTATCATAAAACCAACCTAAATCAAACATAGCATGTATATTGTTAACTACAGAACCTCTAGCCACAAAAGTTAAATCAGAATACATATTTTCAAACAAATAATTATGAAAAGTAGAAACATGCACTTTACAATTATAATGTGTACTAAACTCTCTACAATATGGAATCCATGCGATAGTATCTCCTAAACTTGAGCTTTCAAAATTTATAAATACATTTTTTCCTTCTATTTCATTTAATAAGTTAATCTGTTTAATAGTTCTTCCTTCATACTTTATCAATATACCTATATCTGAAAAGTACTTTCTATCTAATTTTGCCCAATGTTTTAAACCAAGTTTTACCTCATAAATAATACTATTGTCTTTTTTATCAATAAAAACAACATCGTATTCTCTATTTTTGCCTCCATCATCTACTATTTCAAAGTAAAGGCCTTGTACATGAGTTAACTTATATTCAATCATAATACTACAAATTATTATATATTTCTATGTATTTATTCCTAATTGTTTGACTATCAAAATTTTGGAATTGTTTTACTGCATTATACTTCTTCTCTAAATTTTTACAAACATTTAACCAATCATAAGATTCTCTTTTTATTGACATTTCTACAACTAATATGTCATATTTGCTAGATACAAAATTTATACCTTTAATAACTTCTTCGGTATTTAATTCATTCATTACATACATCCCTTCAATTTTATCGGTTCCTTTATAAGTACCAACTATTGGTATACAACAGCTTGCAGCTTCTAATAAGGTTAAATTAGGATGACCAAACTCCAAATTAGATGGGTGTAAGAATATAGTATGGTCTTGAAATATCTTTAACTTTTCTGCTTCAGTAGGATTTGTGTCAATAATAGTCAACTTATCATAGTCTAATAAGTCTTTATGAATCTCAAAAAACTTGGTATTGGCATCTGCTCCAACTATAGTGATAGGTAAGTTTAATGATTTAGCAGCTTCAATTCCATATCTAAATCCTTTTCTGTCTGCTGCATAATCACCTGCTACTCCGTTATTTGCACACATTAACAATTTATGGTTGCTATAACCAAAATTAGGTATGTAGTAGCTAGTATCTACTCCATGAGATAAATAAAATAGCTTGTAGGTATCATCGAAATAATCTACTACATATTCTGCAGGAGCTAAAGAAAACATTGATTTCTTCATAGCCTCTAATTGTTCTCTATAATTACCACTATTTTTACCAAAATGGTAGCTATGATGGTCATGAGTTGAATAAACATACTCAATACCTCTTTTAGAAGCTTCTAAACATAAATTAGCAACATGAATATGTACTATATCATATTTATCAACGTCTACTGAATCTAACCATGTTAAATCTACTTCATGACCTAATTTTCTTAGGTTTTTAGTATATTCATCCATAATTAGCTCAACAGCTCCCCATCCTCTTTCTCCTGTAGGAAGTATTGGTATACTACTACTTATAACTTGTGCTATTCTCATATAAATTTTTTTTCTTGTTTATCAATTAACGAAAATCCTTCTGCTTGGGTAGTTAATCTATTATGAACTATTCCAAATTTGTATGGGCTACCATAAAAAATACGGTTAAAAAAAATATCTGACGCATCCCACTTTTCTGTTCTAAGCTTTTCCAAAAGCCACTTTTTAACACTTTTAGGAAACGCAATACATTGAAGCCCAATTATATGGTCTGTAACAAATAATAAATCTTGGTTAGGTATGGCTTCTCTAACATGAGATTGTAACCATCCATGCTCTAAAGTTTTTACATCTCCAAAAGACATATAACCAATTTTATTATCTTCTATTATTTGGTAAGAACTTTCTACTTTATTTACAAATTCCTGCATAGGCACTTCTATTATACAATCTCCTTCACATACTACCAAAAAGTCAATACTATCATCAAATTCACTCATTATCCCATTTTTGAAGGATTCAAAGCATCCAAAATGAGAGGGTGTAAGGGCTGTTCCCAATTCCTGAACTTGCTGCTCATCGAAGAGTTCCATAGAAACACAATTGGGTCTTTGACAGTTGTATTTAGGTGGTAAGTCTGCGTAAGGGGTATTTGTGTGTATGATATATTCCCATCCGTAGTTTGCCACATGCTTGAGTGATTCTCTACTTTTTTGTTCTCTTTCATCATTTATAGTTGTTTGTAAGTGAATTAATCTAATTTTTGGTTTCCTAGTTTTAATCTTATAATGTCCTGTATGCTGAAATTTATCAATCGTTTTATTATTAAGAACATACTTTTCATTTTTATATATTCTATCTCCATCATAAAAGTCAAGCTCTACTTCAATTTCAAGGCCTTTATATTCAAATTCTTTTTTAAATTCTGTTGTTTTATCAATTTGCCATTTGTATATAAAAAAATCTTGCCCTGATTCACGCATAGTTATATTAACCTTTCTATTATCTACATTATAAGTATAGAAATAAAACATATAATTGTTAGGCCTATTTACAATAGGTATTATTGAGTAATATTCACTATTAGAAGCTACTCCAAGTCCACTATGTTTTAGTAAAGTTTCTTCTTTATTATGCTCAATCATATAATCTTTTTCTAAACCTCTTAACTTTTTAACTAAATAATCTTCAAGAAAGTTTTGAGCACCAATATTTTCGCAAATGTTATTGTACTCTTCAGTAGTTCTAACATCATCAAAAGTGTTTAAAAAAAAGTCCACTTCAAAAGCCATACCATTTGTCTGAATACCTTTACCAAAAGGTGTGTTTAAACTACCTAAATAGGCTTTATATAAATATGGATTTGTTTTATCTCCAATATCTAATGCTTTTTCAATTACAGGTATATCTCTAGCATCTAAAACAACATCATAAGTAGTATAAAAGAACGCTTCATATCCCAATGATTTTGCGGCCTTTGCGCCATTAAATAAATTAGTCAAAACAGTTAATGACTGATTACTATTCTTCAGGCCATTAATATTAATTTCAGCATGAAAATCATTTGTATATCTATAAAATCTAGTATAGTAAGAATGATGAGTTAGTGGGTTATGTTTATCATATATGTAATAGTCTACCATTTTTTGAATATCTTCATCAACAGGATAGTGAGATAACAGCATAATCTTTCTACCTAATGGCTTTAAGCTATTAATAGTGTCTTTTGTTAATTGTACTCTACTTTCTAAATTAGGCCAAGTACCTACAATTATTAGCTCTCTTTTATTGTTAGTTGCTTTTGCTTGAGTTAATTGTAAAACCTTTTCAGCATCTTCAGAAAGATTTCCTGTTAAATAATGAAAGTCTTCGTACTCATTCCATCTATTCAAATAGACATCTAAGTTGTAGATAAGTTTGGGTAATTGTTTATACTCAGCAGCTTCTTTTATGACAATAGGGTTCAATTCCTTATTTCCTCTGTCTCCTTTAGATGGGAAGAAGAAAAGGTCAGCAGCTTTAATAAAGTCTTCTGTATCGCCTCTTTCACCCCAAATAACGCAGTTTTCAGGCTTTTTATCCATTAATGGTTTCCAATAGCTTTCAAAATTACCTGCTTGATTGCCTAAGAAGTGAAATTTAATTTTGTAATATTTGAGCTTTTCTGCCATTTCAAATCCATATTTTTGGTTCTTTCTAGGGGTAAATAAACCAATTATTACTGCATGTTTGTACTCATGCTCAAGACCTAGTTTCTCTCTTGCTATTCTTTTATTTGAAGTTTTTGCATCTATAGGGTATTCAATGATTTCTTGAGGTATATCCAAATGGTCATATTTCATAATATTGTATGGGCTAACAAATACAAACTTGTCAGGCATCCATTTTTTGTTTTTTGGATTAAAACTGCTATCATGAGTTGATTCTACTATTTTCCAAGTTCTTGTTTCAGAATATAAAAAACTTGACATTTCATCATTCATAAACATTTCGGGGAACTCTTCCATACTGATAACATCAGGTTTGAAATCATCAATAATAGACTTCATTTCATCAAGCTTATTATGATTTAAAGAATGAAAATTATTTTGTCCAACTAGATTAATAATTCTATTTCTTTGTACAACAAAAGACCAAGCAAGAAAAGAATGTTCAATGACTTTAATATCAAAATCATTTTTGATTAATTCTACTTTTTTAACTGAACATTGTGGAGCTCCGCCTGTTGATAAGTGTGGAGTAATAATTAATAATTTCTTCATAGTTCTTTTTTAATTACAGTAATAACTTGCTCTACAGATGGATGACATTCGTAGGTTTCTTTTTTTTCTAAGCACCCAATCAATGGTTGTACAGAATCTATTGTAGGCCAATATTCAAGAGCATATTTCATATTAGAAGAACAATGTAATTGACAGCCTCCTTTAATGTATGTATGTTTCCATCCTTGTTGTCCATGTCTATAAGGTGTTCTAAATTCAGGATTAATTGCAGAACCTAGCTCAAATATATGTGTCTTTGTTGTACCTGATAAATGTAGAATACCACTATCCATAGTGATAACAGCTTCGGCATTATTGATTATGTGCCAAGTCTGAGATATGCTAGTTTTATTCATTAGGTTAATTACATCACCATCCATTTGATGAACAGGTTTTTGTACACTAAAGAAGCCTTTTTCAGAACTATCTTTTCCAACCGCTACTACATTATATCCTAATTTATTTAATTCATCAACTAATTTTAACCAATTATCTTGTGACCATGTTCTATTAGGCCAACTATTTACTGGATGTATTACTACATATCTCTTACTACCTGATGTACTTTTATCACTAAGTCCTTGTATACAAGCATCTTCTTCAGTAGGTATGTAAAAACAATCCATCTCATCTTTATTAAGCATAAAACCTAAATGAATAGCATGAAATTGCCTAATATCAATCATATTATGCTTCATTTCTATACCTCTTTCATTTTTTTCACCTACTAGATAAAAAGAGTTATGCATAATATAATTTTTGTTAAAATATTCTTTATCAATAGATGAAGCTTTATAGCTTTTTTCTACAAAAGGGTTCATTTTAAACAATTCAGGCAAATTGGAGATAATTGTTATTTTTTTTTGATAAGCTTCGCTTATCTTTTTAATGGTAGGAGTAGCACATATTAAGTCTCCTAAACCATTACAGTTAGATAAATCAAGACAAATATTATGCATTTTTAATTATCTTTATTATATAAAAATAACATATTTTACACATATTTTATATATTTACCTTAAAATATTTTTATGATAATTGAAATTAGCATAGGTGAAGCTTTTGATAGATTAACTATTCTTAAAATTAAATCAGAAAAGATTAAAGATGAGGCAAAGCTAATAAATGTAATAAAAGAGTATTTTTATTTACAAAATCTATTAAAGGAAGAATTGGAAGTAGATGAGGATAATGAATATTTTAAAAGATTGTTAAATATAAACTCTAAATTGTGGATTGTAGAAGATAAATTAAGACAATATGAGAAAAAACATGAGTTTGGAGAGGATTTTACTAACCTTGCAAGGTCTGTTTATTTACTAAATGATGCTAGAGCAATGATTAAAAAAGAAATAAATTTAGATTATGGTAGTAAATTTTTAGAAGAAAAATCTTATAACTAATTATAAATCAATATGATAATAGTTTTTTACGGCCAACCTAGTTCAGGAAAGACTACTTTAGCTAAGTTACTTCAAGAAAGAATTTTTTTACAAAATCAGCAAACACCAGTAATTATAGATGAAAATGAAATTGAAAAGATTTTTAAACATAAAAATAATTCAAAAGAAAATAGATTAAATAATTTAAAAAGAATTAGTGATATTGCTACATTTTTAGAAAGTAAGTATAAATTAGTGATTATAAGTGCAATATATCCTATGCAAGATGTAAGATTTTATTTAGATAGTATTTGTATAAATGTTGTTTGGGTTTATTTATTTTATGATGGTATTAGAGAAAAAAAAGATTTAGATATAAAAGATTTTCAAATTCCATATTTAAAAGATGAAAATAACTTTTCAATAAACACTTCTGATTTTAGCCCAAAACTTTGTATTGATAAACTTTTACAACATATAGTTTATAAAAAATACTAAAAATTAGTCAAAATTTAGTATATAAACGCGGAATTATTATATTTTTATATTAAATTTTAACTACCTATGGCTTCTGATTCAACAAGCGCATCATCTAGAACTATAAGTTCAAATGAAAATCTAACTACTCGTGTAAATCATATTGAGAAAACTATAATGAAAATTAGTCCTCAAATTGATGAAATATATAAAGTTATTGTAGGAAATGATGCATTTCAACAAGAAGGTTTAATTTCAAGAGTAAAAAAACTTGAAGAACAAAATGATAAAAATAATGCCCTTAGAAATAAATTAATGGGAGCATTCATTTTTGGTGGAGCAGTTTGGACTATAATTTTAGAAGTAATAAAAAATAGATTTTTTAAATGATACCAAAAGGAGATATTACAGCTATAAATCCAATGCAAAAAATGTTTTCTAAAGGAGACTTAAAAACCATTGGAACTGCAGATGCAATTGGACAGATTGTTGAAATAGCATCTTCTGTAGCAGGTGGAGTAGCTGCTATAAATGATGCAAAAAAAGCTCAAGAGTTTAAAAATTATTTGTCTAATCTAAGCGATGACCAACAACAAGCTTTGATTAATTCCATAGATAAAGCTAAAACAGAAGAAGAGACTTATAGAATTATTGCTGCTGTTATACAAAATGCACAAGCAAAAAGAGTTGAAAACCTTGCAGGTGTAATAGTTCAACAAGAGCAGATAAATAGAAATATTAGAATAGAAAAAATAGTTATTATATCTTTATTGGGTATTTTAGCTATTGGTTTAATTTATTCAACAAAAAAATCAAATGAATAAATACGAAAAAATATTAATTGGAACTTTAGTTAGCATAGCACTAATAAACTTTTATTTGCAATACAAAGCAGGTAAAAAATTAGATGAAATAAAACAAGTACTTAATGGAAAAACATAATGCAAAACGAAACCATAAAAAGAGAAAACGATAAAAGGATTGATGAATTAGAGGCTGCTATAGTTGATAATTTCGAGTTGGTAGAATGTCCTGTTGTACATAGATTTACAGATGGAATGTACATTAGAGAGATATTCATGCCAAAAGATTCTTTATTAACTAGTAAGATTCATAATACGAATCACCCATATACTATTTCTCAAGGAATAGTTATGGTACAAATTGATGCAGGAGAATGGGTTGAGTTAGCTGCTCCTTATACAGGTATAACTGTAGCAGGAACTAGAAGAGTTTTATATATTGTTGAAGATTGTATTTGGACAACATATCATCCATTTGAAGATATGAAATTGTCCTATAATGATTTAACTGAAGAGGAAAAACAAAATATAGTAGATGAAATTGAAAATGAAATAATAGAACCTCATCAAAATTATATTACAGGAACTAATATTCATTTAGATTATAAACAAAAGATTGATAAAAATAAAATTGGTTAATTATGGCATGGTTAATGACAGGAGCATCAGTTGTTCAAGCAGGTACTGCAGTAGCAAGTACAATTGCAAGTACAAGAGATAATAGATTAAGAACACAATATGAACAACAATTAGGTTTATTAGATTTTGACCAAAAAAAGCAGTTAAATGATGCTTTATTAAAAGCCCAAGATGAAACATCTAGACAGCAAATATTAGCTAATGCTTTAGGAGGTGTTAGTCAAGCTAGAGTACAAACTTTTGGAAATATTGCTTTAGAAAGAGAAAAAACTAATCAAGTTGTAACTATTCTAGGGGTTGTTGCAGGTATTGGTCTTTTAGGTTTCTTATTATACACAACTAAAAAATCTTAAAATGGCAATTTTAGAAGGACAAATACTAACGCCAAATAAAAAGTCAATGTTGGCAGATGAGCTTAAAATTGAGTTAGATAACTTGAATAAAACTATCGCTGTTGGTGGTATTGATGCAGGTCAAAAAGAAGCAGTAGATGCAAGTAAAGTAGCTATTCAAAAAGTTTTAAATAACATATTAAGTAAAAAAGGAGTTGTTACTCCTGATGAAACTGATGACGCTTTAAAAAAAATAGACGAAGCTAAAAGAGCAAGACTTCAAAATGATTTTTATGGTAGCATAAAGAAATATGGAATTTATATAGCTCTTGTAGTAGCAGCTGGAGTTGGATTATATTATTATACAAAAAATAGTGCAAAATGAACACGAATGTAAAAAAACTTTTATTAATTTTTGGTGGTGGATTTTTACTTTTTTGGGCTTTTAAAAAAATAAAGCCTATTGATGTTAAAAAGAAAACTATTTCTAAAGCAGATTCAAATGCTTCTGCTGATGGAAATTCTGAGGAAAAAATTAAAAATGCTAAAATATGCTTAAAAGCATTTATAGAAGCAAAAAAAGCAGGTGAAACAAAAGAATTTTTATCTGATATGAATAGAGAGTTTTCTAAAGAGTATGGATTAAAAGTAATGCCAAATAAAAGTAATGGCAAATTATTTATAGCTGATTTAGAAGGAAATAAAGTTATATAACTTAAATAAGAATGGCAGAAGTACAAGCGATAGCATTAACGCAGGAACAACTACTGCAATTTCAAATAGTAAATAATACAAATTTTGCTATTCCTAACATTCCTTTTTTAACACAGAATGATAGTTTTAATGCTACAACTCAATATCAATATACACTTCCTGCTAACTTAAATATACCAACAGTTATTACACCTGTAGTTACTACTTTACTAACACCTGCATTACAAACTGTAATTCCAATAAATGTTACTACAGGAACGCAATTGACTTATGAGCAAATAACTACATCAATAAGTACTAATAATTATAGTTCTAATTTCTTTTATGCTCAATCTGTAAATTGTAATCAAGTAGGACAAGTATTTACTTATAATGATTCAGATATTGCAGGTAATGGTACAGTAAATGCACTACCATTTACTTTAGACCCATATCAAAGACAATGCGCTGTTTATTACTATCCGCCTGAAAATCTTGTTAATTTCAATGGAACTAGTTCATTAAATTTTACTATGCTTCCAGATACTACATTAAATTTAAAAATATTTTCAAGTAGCACTTCTCCATCACAAATATTAAACGAAATAACTGGATATAAAGATAATACATTTACTGAAATAGAAACAGCTTTAGGGTCTGATGTATTTACTGATTATTGTAACTATTTAATTGATACAGAATAATGCCAAGTTTTATTATAAATATTAATGGAAATAATTATTCAGTAGGTTATGATGGAACCTTTAATAGTCCGCAAGGTTTACTTCCTGCATTAAATAATTTAGGATTTGGTACATTTTGGATTGAACAAATAAGTGGAAATAATGTATTAACTACAACAGATAATGTAAATATATATGGGACTGCTTCTACTAATCCTGACCCAACTACCACAACAACTACCACAACAACTACATTAAGTCCTATAATTTGGACTTCAACACCTTCTTGTGCAGGAGATGGAATAAATGGAACAGGTGTAATTACTTTAAGTAATATTACAGGTGGAAGTGGTATTTATTTATATGCAGGAATTGGTACAACTCAACAAAATGCTGCAGCAAATGTGTTAAATCCTGCAACAAGAACTACTATTACAGGGCCTACAGTGACATTTAGTTCATTAACTAATGGAATTTATTATACTGCAGTTCAAGATAATGCAGGAGGATTACATTTCTCTAATCAAATAAATGTATCTTGTAATAATACTACAACTACTACAACTACAATAGCTCCTACAACTACTACGACTACAAGTACAACAAGTACAACTAGTTCAACTACTACAAGTACAACACAGCCCGGACCAACGACTACAAGTACAACAACTACTACTACAACATTATTTGCTCAAACAGTAAGATATGCAAGTAATCAAACAGATGCATGCTTAAATCCTACAGGAACACAGAATGTAACAGGTAATGCCACATCTTTTTGTAGTTGTACTATATTTAATTCTGCAGGTTTTGTAACACTTCCTAATGGTAACTATGTATTAGCATATAGTGGTAGTACATTAAATATTAATATATCAGGATTCCCTACTACAACAGCTACAGTTTATGGCGGTGGATGTGGAACATGCCCTTTAAGCACTTCAACTACTACTACAAGTACTACACCTCAACAAGTTTGGTATCAATTAACAAATTGTAACGGCGGTGGTACTGTTTATACAACAAATTATGATATTGGGTATGCGTCTATTAATAATAGAGTTTTTGGAAATGTTTTAGGTGTACCTTCAACATTAGTAGTAGCGAGTGTATTATTTAGTAACCCCGGAGGAAGTCAAATTGGAATTGTAAATTCAGGTTTAACAGGTTGTCCTTCTACTTCTACAACTACTACAACTACGACATTAGCTGTAGTTACATTATCTACTACTGCATCATGTATAAATGTAGGATTAAATGGGGATGGTAGAATTGTTGCAAATAACTTTGCAGGTGGTAGTGGTACATATCAATATGCAGGTATTGGAACTTCAGAAGCTAATGCAATTTCTGCAGCTTTAAATCCTGCAACAAGAGTAACAATTTCAGGTTCTAGTGTAACATTTAGCTCATTAACAAATGGTAACTATTGGGTAGCTATTGTTGATAGTTTAGGTAACATTGGTATATCTACTCAAACATCAGTTTCTTGTAATGTAACTACTACTACAAGCACAACTACAACTACAACTACTATCCAGCAAGTATGGTATGCAATGGATATTTGTTATGTTGGCGGAACTGCTAATTCAACAAATTATGATATTGGATACGCTTCAGTTGGAAGTAGAGTATTTGGAACTGTTTCAGGTACTCCTCAAACATTAGTTGTAAATGCAGTTTTAACATCTAATCCAGGTGGAACTCAAATAGGAATTGTAAACTCAGGATTTACAGGATGCCCTGCTACTACTACTACAAGTACAACAAGTACTACAACAACAGCTCCACCTGTAACAGCAAATATTAGCTCTGTTTGTACAGGAATCACTCAAACAATAACTGTTGATACATTTGGTGGAGGTACAGGAATTTACTTTGCTAGTACAACCACTTATGCAGACCCTGGAAGTGCTGTTGCAGGTCCTTTACAATCTGTTTCAGGTTCAATAAGTTATCCTAATCAACCAAATGGAACAAGATATGTTTATGTAACTTCAACTGCAGGTGCACCTGTTATAAAACAAGGAGGAGACACTTGTACAACGACAACCACTACGACTACAAGTAGCACAACCACTACTACAACGCCACCTCCTGTAACTTTAACAATAAATGGCAAGAAATCTACATCTTCAGGAACTTGGTATGTATTTTATAGTACAGACGGTGGTAGTAATTATACAAGATTAACCACAGCAGTAACTACAGGTGGATTACAAGTAGGTACTATAAGTGGTATTATTTCAGGAACTAATGTTATATTTGTTGGTGCTCCATTATCATTCATCAGCACAAATGCTACAGATGGTTCTACATCAACTTATCCTGCTGCTCCTACTAGTTGTCAATCTTATACATTATTCGCAACATCTTCTCAAACGGTATTTATTACAATAAGTTCAACAGTATCAGGATGTTAAAAAATTTAATAATGTATATATAATATAATATAAAAGACTTAATTTTATAACCTAAAAAAAACCATAAAATGTATAAACATAAGACCTTAACACTAATGTGTGTTCAACCTTGCATACAATATTATGCTTGGCAAGTTGAAGTGATGTTAACCAATTTTAAAAATCTTAGAATCCACGAAGAATTTAATGTCCATACCCTTTGGGCTTTCAATAAGAATGAAGCTGATTGGGAAGAAAAAAGAGCCATTATCAAGAAAGTAGAAGATGCTTACTCTGATGTGGCTGAATTTCATTATTACGAAGACACAAGAGAATACCCAATAAGTTACATAAGCTCAATAAGGCCTAATGTACTTAAACAGCATTTTCAAGCATTTCCTGAATTAAGTGATGAAACTATCTTTTATCATGACTGCGATGTAGTTTTTTCTCGTTTCCCTCTATTCTTACATAATTATCAACAAAAAGATAATAATTGGTATGTATCTGATACTATTTCATATATAGGCCATGATTATATACTATCTAAAGGAGATGATGTTTTGAAAAAAATGTGTGATATAGTAGGTATATATAAAGATGAAGTTAGACTTAGACAAGGACAATCAGGTGGTGCTCAATACATTATGAAAAATGTAGATTATTCTTTTTTTAATAAAGTAGAAAAAGATGCTGAAAAGCTATTTAAAGAAATAAACGAACTAAATAACAAAAAGAAACAAGCTGACCCTACTCACCATGAACTACAAATTTGGTGTGCAGATATGTGGGCTGTATTGTGGAACGCTTGGATGAGAGGCTATAACACTAATGTAATTAAAGAAATGGACTTTTGTTGGGCTACTGACTTATCTAAAACATGGGATGAAAAGATTTTATTTCATAATGCAGGTGTAACAGGAAGTCCTAATGAAAGACTTTTTTATAAAGGTAAATATATAAATCAATTACCTTACGAAGATGAAGGATTAGATTATGATACTGAAAAGGCGTCTTATAAGTATTTTGAAATTATTAAATCAATTGGTAAAAATTCATGTTTATATGGGACTATTTGATAAAATACAAGAAATCGTAACTGCATATTCAACTATGATGAATCCTACTGAAGAACAAAAACAAATTGCTGCAAGGAGATTACAAATTTGTATGACTTGCGAGGCTTGGAGAAATGTCCCTGTAGACCATTGCTCTAAATGTGGATGTGCTACTAGAGCAAAAATATTCACTCCAAAAGGTCAAGAAGCATGCCCGCTTGGCAAATGGACAATCTAAAATTAATTTATGCCATATTCATATAATCTCTTTAAAGATGAGGTAAAACATAATATTATTAACACATTTGAAAGAGATATACGAATTTTAGATGTTGGTACAGGATGTGGAACTTATTCAACACTGCTTAAAGATAATTTTCCTAATATGGATGGAATTGAAATTTTTGAGAAATATGTTCAAGATTTTGATTTGCGTTCAAAGTACAATAAATTATATATATCTAATATATTAGATTTTGATATTAAGCACTATGATTTATTTATAATGGGAGATATTATTGAGCACTTAACATTTTATGAAGCTAAAAACTTAATTGATAAAATACATAGAGCAGATAAGTTTATGATGATTGCTGTACCTTATAATTACGAGCAAGGTGCTGAATTTGGTAATATATATGAAATACATAAACAACCTGATTTAACTAAAGAGCTTTTTTTAGAAAGATACCCATGTATGAAATATTTAATCGGAGATGACAATTATGGTTATTTTACAAACTATTAATTATGAAACTACCTATTGAATATGTAGATATTATAAAGAAATACATACTTTTCAAAAATGATTGTGGTGTTACAGATATGACACGCAGAGGGGGTATTTACGAACATTATATTTTCGACTACATTAGAGAAAAGTTAAATGCACAAGGCACTACAATTATTGATGTAGGTGCTAATTTTGGTTTCCATACATTAGAGTTTGCAGATTTAGTAGGAGATGAAGGCAAAGTTTATTCATTTGAGCCGCAAAGATTGGTTTATTATCAATTATGTGGTAATGTTATTTTGAATGGTCATTCTAACATATATCCTCATAATTATGCTTTGAGTGATGAAAAGACCACATTAAAAATGGAAAATCTTCAATATTATTCAGATGAGGCAATAAACATAGGTAATGCTCATTTAGATGCTTGTACTCATTTAGCTTATAATATGGTGGATGTAAATACTTTAGATTCATTCAATATTGATAATGTTAGTGTTTTAAAGATAGATGTGCAAGGATATGAGCCAAAAGTTTTAGATGGAGCAAAAGAAACAATTTTAAAAAATAAACCTGTAATATTTATTGAAGTAGAAGCACCTCAATTAAGTATTTATGGGTGGAATGAAAATGACATATTTAGTCGTATAGAAGCATTAGGGTATACTTATAAAAAAGTATTAGATGCTGAACATTTGGTTGATTATGTTGCAATACCAAAATAACCATGATATTAGATTACTTTGAAGGAGCTTTCTACTTGAATTTAGATAAGCGTACAGAAAGAAAAGAAGCTTTTAAGAAAAGAAGCTCAGAAATTGGAATACAAGCCGAAAGGTTTTCCGCTACTCAATTAGGTGAAGGTGATGTACCAAACCCATTGAGAAATAAAGATTGGCATATAAAAATATCATGCACTTATTCTCATTTTGAAATGATTAAAGAAGCTAAAAGAAGAGGATGGAAGAATTGTTTAATATTTGAAGATGATTGCATATTTGAACCAAATTTTATTGAAAAAATGAAAGTTTGTGTAGAAGAGTTAAAACAAATAGAATGGGATATGTTCTATATGGGTGGAGAGCCTAATGCTGAATGTTATTCTATTTCTGAAAACTTGGCAAAATGTACTACAGGTCTTTATGGGACACATGCTTATGCAATCAATGAATGTTTTTACGATAAAATTTTAAGCATACCCTATACTTCAGGTGTTATTGATACTTTATATTTATTTTATGATAGAAACAATAAGAACTATTTAATGTCAAAAGACTTATTAGTAATACAAGATGAAGACTTTGTAAGTGATTTATGGAATGGTAAAATAAAAAGAACAGAACAATATCAAGAAGCCTATAAAAAATGGATAAAATGAAAAAATTAAGCTTTGTATGTACATCATACCGCAGATTTACATGTGTAGAAAGAATTGTTGCTCAATTTCATGCACAAACATACCCAAACAAGGAATTAATCATTTTTAATACAGATGAGGAGTACCCTTATAGTTTGGGATTTGAGGATAGCTCTATAATAATTGTAAATAATGGAATAAACTACCAAACAGGAACTCCTTATGAAAATAGAGGACAGATATGTAGAGATGCTGTAACACATGCTACTGGAGATTATTTCATGTTAGCAGATGATGATGATATTTATTTGCCTTGGCACATGCAACAAGCTGTAGATGGTATTGAAGCAAATAGAAAAGATGCTTGGAAACCTGAACAAAGCTTTTTTGCTACTCCTAATAAGGTTGAAATGTGTATGAATACACTTGAAGCTTCAGTTATAGTAAAAATGGATAGAATAAGAGAAATAGGGTTTAGAAGTGATATAACAGGGTATGAAGGTTTAAGTTGGTATACTCAATTAAGAGATGAAAAGCACTTAGATGAGCACAATAGGTACTATGTACCTTCTTATTGCTTCAATTGGTCAGACCCACATGAAATAGCTGGTCATAAACAAAGCGGTGCTATAGGAAGTCCAAATAACTTTGAAAACCATAAAGAAGCATCAAAAGATTTTGCTAAAAGACCATTAGAGAAACTTTCTGAAGAAAAAGTAAGGGAAACCTACAAACCATATTATCATTTTTTAAGACAACATGTAGAAGATTTCCCTTTAGACTTGGTTAGTAAATACATACCTATTCAGGTATTTCAGGTAGAGAATTTATTGTATTAACTACATTAGATTGTTTATTAGATGATATTTTTTTAGAATCAACAATTTTAATATTGTTATCTTCATCTAAACTTAAAAATGCTCCACCTTCTAGTTGATTGTCCATTTCAACTGCCTTTTTGCCATAAAAATCTTTTGGCAACATTTTAGATAATTGTATTAATGTAGTTTTTTTGACCATCCATAAGTTAGGGTCTTTTCTATCATTAAAGTATAAATCATTATCATATCTTGATAAAGCTTTTATTTTCAATATATCAGACTTTGATAATACAGTAAATTGATATTCTCCATTCTTTAATTTAGCTACTGCATATACAAACTTTAAAGTTGAAGCATTTCTTTCTACATTGAAATTAGGCTTATGAATTATATTAGGTTCAAGACCATAAATAGGCTCAAATTCATCTCCTTCAAAAACACATTCAGTGTGTATTTTAGTGATTTCTCCTGACCTTAATAAAATATTAACTAATCCTTTATAACCAATTAGCGGAGTCACGGTTAATCGAGAATCTATTCTACGAGGTATTAAATAGAACTCACCTAACATATCTGATGGAATTAAACCAATTTCAGCTCCAGCAAGTATTGAAGCAAACATAGAGCTTGGATTCTCAGTAAATGCTTGAACTAGTTTTTCATTCTTTTTAAGCTCAGATATTACTATTTGAACAAATTGAGCAGGTTCAATGTTATGCTTTTTAAGTAAATTAGGAAGCACAGTTTCCTTATATGATTCTATATAAGATTGAAACTTTTGAATTGGAGTTAATTGCTTTTGAACTTGTTTAGGTGTTTCAATTGCAATTTCTGATTCTTTTTTTACTTCATCTGGTTTTAACTCAGCAATCAAATCTTCATGCTGTGGAATTTCAAGCTGTACTAGCTCTTTTTTTGTGGTTTCTTTCATTTTATTTTTTGTTTGATTTATTTCCGAAATGGTTTTTCATGCCTTTAATAAGTTGTTGATTAGTTGGAAATTCTTTTTTAGGAATTAATGATTCTCCGGTTGTAGGATTTCCATAAATCTTTACATCGTTTTGGTCTACTGTTCTAACATCTCCAGTATCATATAATCTAATTATAAACTGAGGATTAGAATGAATTGAGCCACCAATCATAAAGATTGCAACTCCATATCCTAGTGGTGTTTCTACATCAAAAGGGTTTAAGATTTCATGAATTGTTTGTACTATCATTTTATAGTTATTTTGTTCTATAAATTTTAGTATATTGTTGTTTTTCTTCACACCAATATTTTATCCATGCTTTATTATATGGTAAATAAATTATTTGACCACATTTGTAGCATCTATATTTAAACATAAGAATCTGCTATAAGTTTCAATTCTTGTTTATTTAACTTATGTGTAATATCTATTTTTTCACCATTTTCTAAAAATATTTGAACACTAGTTATTACTCTATTTACTTCTTCAGAATCGTAAAATGTATGATACCCATGACCTTCTTCTAAATTAGTTTCTTCTTCATAAGTTACATTAAACTCAAAATAAATCTCACCGTATTGAGTTTCTTTTTTAATAATCCTTTTCATTTTTTTCTTCTGATTTTACAAGAATTAAAATAATAAAAAATGCAATAATAAAGCAAAATAAAGTTATCATAGTTTTAATTAAATCATACATATTAATAGTGAATATTTTCAATAACAGGGACAGTTGCTTTTTTATCACAGTCATCTTTAAATGAACATTCTAAGCAACGAATATAGTTTGGTCTAGCTTCTAATTTGTCAGGATTTTTATAGTGATGCTCTATATAACTTTTTATTTTAGGAATAACAATATTTTCATGTAAGTTAATATGTTCTTCTTGAATATTAGTTTTTATAATTTTAGCTTTGTTTGGGTCTTTGGAAGAGAATATAAAAAAGTAAAAAGGTATATCTTCAATTCCATGTATATTCTTTACTAAATATTTGTAATGAATAGGTTGAAGTAAAGTTTTTGGTTTATTTACTAAACTTTCAGTATGCCAACCATATTCACTCCATTTATCATCAATAAGCCCTGAGTATTTTAAATCAATAATACATTGTTTACCATTCCAATTAGCTCGAATGTCTGATATACCACTACATCCATCATGCGACATATATTCACCTACTTGTAATATTTCAATATTATGGTCTTGAATTATTTTATTAAAAAGTTTTACTGCTTGAATAGCTCTTTGATAATCTATCTGAAGAGTTTCTTTTGCAGTTCCTTTCCATACCATTTCTGGTTGTGGAATTTCATCTCCAGGTCTTACATACTTAGTACATAAATACTCAAAGTAAATACCTAATTTGGCAGCAGGGCCAGAAGTAGTAGGAATCTTTTCAAAATATTGTTTTCTGATTTTTAAGCCACATTCTTTTACATTTTCATCATAATAGTCAATGTAAGATTTTAGAAGCGATTGTGAGACATTAGGTTTTTGCATTTTTTTATGGTTTTTTTGATTGTTCTAATTGTATTAAAAATTACTACCCATACACCACCTGTTAAATATACAATAATAACAAATAAAGGTATTGCTACTAAGGTAAATATAAATATTAAAGTTATAATAATAGGCTTAGTTAATTCAATCATTTGAAAAATAATCTTTTTTTATTTCTTTTAAGTTTTTAGCTTTATCTATTACTTTCATTGCATCTTCAATTGTTTCATATTCAACAATAATAGCTTCATCTTTTAATATTTCTTCATTTTTGAACTTATGCTTTTCACAATATAAATTATCTCCTGTAGTTAAAAATATATTTTTTTTATAATCAAAAGCATTAGTTACTCTCATCAAAGAGCAACTTTTATATTCTGAATAATAAAACCTACAACTACTACATTTTCGTATCATTGGTAGGCTTTTTTGATTTAGATAAAATTCCATTTTTTTGTTTTAAAATAAACTAATTTTTGGATAGTCTATTGATGTTTGTTCTATTTTATACACGTCTTTATAGAAAGAAATTACTAATTTATTCAAATTATTCAAATAATCTACCATTTCATTAACCATTGTTGTTCTTGGTTTTAAAATAAAAGTTCTAGTTTTTTCGTCAAAATCTTTTGAAACAAAAGAATTAGATTTATATACAGTTAAAAGTTTTTCAGTATACTTTTGAATTTCATCTATTAAATCTTTATATTGCTTTCTATTATATTCTAATTCTTTTATTGTTTTAGAATGTTGTTTAACTAATTCTTCGCTATTCATTAAAAAAACTTGGTAAGAACTTTCTACCAATGCTTCAGAAAGTTTTCTTTTAGTAGATTCTGTAAGCCCTGGTATTTCTTTTTCAAATATAAATAAAAAGTTACTAAATATTTTTTCTTTTAAGTTGTTTTTCATATTTTAGCTTTAAGATTCACTTACTTCTTGTCCAATTTTGTGAAACTTCGTTACTAAGAGCAGTCTAGGTTTGTACCATTCTGCTCTTTTTTATTTATTTGATTTAATAGGTCTTCTCCCACTTGTTCTAAATCTCTGCCATTTCTATATCTTCTTACTATGTCAATCATTTTGTTAATACATCCAACTTCCGCTTCTCTATAAGTTTCATAACGACCTATTGTTAATGATATTATATTTCTATCAAGTTGTCGAGCAACACATCTTATATTTATTGTACAAACATTTTCTATATCTATAAAATAAGTTAATCTAAAAACCTCCCTAAACCACATAGATGCATCATAAATGCCTATTACAGAAGGTAACTCCCCTGTACCTAAACTCCAATCGCAATAACCCAATTTAATTAATTGTTTAAATTCTTTAGTAGGTAAGCTAGTTATCATATATTTTAATTTATTTCCTTTTCTTCTTCGTTTAAAATTGGTTTCTCAGGTTCTATAAGTTGTTTCCATTCCATATTAACTGAGTCTAAATATACTTGAACTAAGTCTCTATTTTTTGGAGTATCTTTATAATATATACAATCTGTTTTATAACATATAAAGTCATCAGCAAGCATAGTTGCTAAAATATTCATGTGTTCATAACAAATATATCTAATATTATTATATACTTTATGATACACTTGATTGTATTTAAAGACTTTAGTTTTTTCACTTAATACTCCATCAATAATAATTTGATATTCTTTACTAGAGCTTAAATTAGCAAGAGCAGCTAAACGAATTGACTTATCTTTAATTTGTAAACCATTCTCATAAGTTTTAGGTTTTATAATTCCTTCAAGATATGCTATTCTCCAATAAGCATGGTCTAAATCTGTAGCAGTAACTTTTCCACGAAATTTTTTATTTTTCTCATTCCAATAATTTACAGGAAGTTGTTTTTTTGCAATAATTTTTTTATCAATAACATAGTTTTTTACATCATTCAATACCGAACGAAATACCCACATTCCAGCCTGTATCTTTTTTAATGGAGAAGGAAATAAAAACTTTCTATCTTGCCATATTATCTCATCAGAGTATGAGCCTTTTCTATAATATGCAATACCTTTTTTATTTTTAAGCTTATCAAATACAAGCTTTTTTTGTTCATCTCTCAGAACTGTAAAATTGTTACTAGAAGACATTTTATGGTTATTTTATGGTTTATTTTTTTAACTTTTTATAAGCGTTTATTTCTGTTTTTTGTTTATCAAATTGAGCTTTAGTTATAACACCTTTTTTTAGTAAACTTTTTAATGAGTTAATCGCTACTCTAATTGCAGTGTTTATTTCTTTTTTTTGTTCTGCAGGTTTTTTTGGTTTATTTTGTATTGCTTTTCTAATTCTTTTACGTTTCTCTTTTTGTAAAGTTTTAAACTTATCAGCTAAATAATCTTTAATTTCTTCTACTTTCTTTTTTTCTTTTTTTGGTAACTCATAATCAATTTGCTCATCATCAGATACTGGTTCATTTTGAATGTATAAAATATATTCAACATAGTAATTATCAGGGTCTCCATTATTCTTTTTTCTAGGCTTAAGTTTTACAATACCTGAAAAGTAAGGGTTATCACCAGAAGGTCTATTTTTAGCATCTTCTCTAATTTTTTCTATAATCTTTTTTACACCATTTCCGTAGTAACTATAATTTCTAGTGTTAAATATTTTTGTTTTACCATATCCATTAGCATCTATTTTTATATCTAAACAATCAGGAAGAACAGTTTTAATATGATTATCAATTTCATAATATTCAACAAAAGATAAATAAGCTTCAGATAAATATAAAGGGTTACAAATCTCTCTAGGTGGAAGAGCTTTAACAATCTTGTTTAAATCTTTCTTTATTTCTCGTAAAATAATATTTCCTTGAGCTTTGTATTTTGGAAATACTTCTTTTGAGATTATTGCTCTTTTTGATTGAATACTAAGCTTTTGTTGATTAGGTAATTTAGAGTTTAAATTTCCCAATTCACGTAGTAAATAGTTATAAAGTTTTACACCTTTTAATTCATTTACTTTTACTCTAACTTTTTTTTGAGCCATACATATAATTTAACCTAACATCGGCAACAAAAATAATCAATTAATTAAACCTATAATAATATCTAACTAACTCATTTTTGTAATAACCCAATAATTTTGACCTATCTTCTATTTTAATTCTAAATTCACTTCTCAAAAACTTATCAACTAATATACAACAAATGCAAAGTAAAAAAAACTTTCTTCCACTTTTTTCATTAGCGTGATAAATTTCTTGCCATTTTAACTTATTATCTTCAGCTATAGTAGTAAAAACTTTTTCAAAAACTTCATATTGATATTTACACTTATCTATTTCTATTCTATTTGCAAAAGAGCTATCAAAATAATCATTGTTGCGCAACTTCAACATAACTGAGTTTGGTATCATTTTCTATAATTTTTTCGTATTTTTTAATTAAATCAAATCTCAAAAATCGTTGTAACTCAAAACCTTGTTGTTTAAAGTTTAAAAAAGTTCCATAATCTTTAATTAAAGTTTTAGGAAATACATAAAGTTTATCATCATCTACTCTTAAAGAAATAGTTTTTATGTGAATCAAATTACCACTTAATAACTCCCAATTAAAACCAAAACCTTTACTTTTATAGTGATAGTGCTTCTCTAAATCTCTAGTAACGTGTAATATAGCATCTTGTACATCAACATGACCAAGTAACCTTGGTTTTGATAATTGAGCTAATTTCAAATGAACTGAAGCATGAGTCCATTGTTTATTCTCATCGTAAAATCCACGAACTAAAAGTTGATTTCCTTGTTTATCTTCTTTTCCAAAAACTTTTGAACCTACATCCATGATTTGATTTTTTTATGGTTTTATAAAAGTTGTTTATTGCTATAAATGTCATTAATAAACTGTATACAATAAAAAATAAAGGTACATCAAAAATAAAAAATTTAATTAATATAAAAATATCTTTAGTCGTTGAAAGAAGTTTCATATATAACTTTTTTTAATTTTTCAAGAAACAAAAACTCATGCAATTTAGTAGGAGGAGTAAAAACTAACTCATGAGAAATATATTCATATCTTTCATGGTCATTAGATAATTCAAATAGCATAAGCTTAATAGCTTCAATACAATCTTCTTCATGATACATAAAAGAGTACATATCTGTATCTATGTGAAACGAATGTTGTCCTTTATTTTTCCATAAAGGATTTTCAGAATCACTGTAATTTTCAAAATGTCTTGTTTTAATGTTTACTAAAGTTTTCATGATTTGTTTTTTTTTGATGGTTATGATTAATTATTAAAATCAATAATTTTTTTTACATTATTAGAAAGTTCTACAATTAATGATTCAGCAATAAAACCTTTTCTCCATGTATCAGGGTTTTTTTCCATGTCTTCAATTGTGATTTCCATAACTTTAATAATTCGCTCTCTTAATAATGCGTTTTGCATTGGAGAATTAGTGCTAATTAATTTTCTTAGCAATTGTTCGTTAGTTTGATTTTTTTTCATGATTTGTTTTTTTTATGATTATTTATTGTGTTCGTAAATTGTAAATTGGTCAAACTCATCCATTTCGTATGAATATTTGAAATCAATACAATGTAGTGTATCACCATATTGATTAATAATTTCATTAATTGTTTTTTCTAATTGTCTAATACCTTTAAAAGAATAGAAATCTGAAAAATCATATTCATGAATTGTATCTTGTTTTACGTATATCATTAATTCATAAGTACAAAAATACTCATCATCATCCCAATATTTTTCTTTAGGTAAATCTTTTAGAATGTCTTTAACTTTTTGAGTAATTTCAAGTGTTAGTTTTTTCATGGTTTTTTTAATTTAATGGTTATTTGATAGAGCTAATATACTAA